CTCAAAAGTTGTTCAAAAGTAACCGCTTCAAATCCTACACCTCTAGGAAACACAACAAACGTTGTCTTTGCGTCTACGAATGCTGTTTTTGCGGCAGCCAATACAACAGCTAACACTCTAAACACAACTTCTAATACTGTAAACTCAGTATATCGTACCGCTAACAATACGGCTAACACTCTCAATACAGCCTTCAATGCGGTCAATTCTTCTTTCAGTGCCGCCAACAGTGCGGCTAACACCGCTAACGCCGCCTACAATACAACAAATTCAGTATACACACTAGCAAATACGGTGAATGCGGCGGCTATCAATGCTTCTAGAACCGCAAACCTTTCTTATGGTGCGGCTAATGCCGCTACAACTCTAGCCACAAACGCTGCTAACGCCGCATCAGCCGCATATACCACATCAAACCTATCCTATGCAGCCGCCAATACAGCGGCTGCTCTAGGTCGTGATGCGGCCAATGTTGCGGCGGCAGCTTTTACCAGCACAAATCTTGCAATTTCATCCGCCAGTTCAGCCGGCAATACCGCGGTCTCAGCCTTTGCGGCAACCAATGCATCTTTTAGCACAGCGAATACCGCTAGTGCTACGGCCGCAGCCGCTTTTGGTGTTACAAACGCATCATACACAGCAGCCAATACAGCGGCCGCTGTTGGTCGTGATGCGGCTAATGTGGCCTCAGCGGCATATACTACAACAAATCTATCATATGCGGCCGCCAATACAGCGGCAGCCGTTGGTCGTGATGCCGCAAATACGGCTGGTCTAGCCTATGGTGGTGCTAACTCTGCTTATAGTGCCGCCAATACATCTGCAAACATAGCCGTTGCATCATATAATACTTCAAACTTAGCATTCAATAAAGCTAATGCGGCTAATGTTCTAGCTAATGCTGCATATGCGGCCGCTAATACTAAACTATCACTGACAGGCGGCACGGTTACAGGTGATGTTAATATCATCGGCAGTTTATTTCTTTATGGCAATACATTTGTGGCCGATGTTACAACACTTCGTGTCGATGATCCTCTCATCTATCTTGCAGGTAATAATTACTCAGCCGATATTGTTGATATCGGTTTTATCGCAAACTATGTCAATGCGAATAGCGTAAACGTCCATACAGGTCTTGTCAGATATCATACCAACAAAGAATATTATCTATTTCAAGAATATCCTACTGAACCATTAAACAATCAGGTTGATGTTACAGCCAACGGCTTTACACTAGCCGTTCTTAATGCTGATATTATCACTAGCAACTTGACACTTGCGGGGTATAACGCCGCCGCAAAGATTGCATCTATTGAGCAATCAGCAGGTTCGGGTACCGCCTCTATCATCTTTAGCAATATTACACCTAGCGTACCTGATTCTCAGCAGCCTTGGTTCAATCCGGTAGCGAATGTATTATACGTTTACAATAGTTCTAATAACATAAACACATATGTTGCTGTCTCTGGTGCTACAGGTGCCACAGGACCTGGAGGTGGTGCAACTGGCGCCACTGGTATCGCAGGACCTTCTGGTGCTACTGGACCTGACGGTAAAGGTGGTGTTCCATCATATAGACAAGTTTTCACTGGTGCAGGTACCGATACATATGGTCCTTTGATCAGAACTGCCAACTCACCTAATAATATCATCGTATCGGTTAGTGGTTCTGTAAAATTACCATTTAATGATTATAACTTAGCGACTGTAGCAAATAATCAATACATTCTCTTCAGCGGTCCTGTAGCAAGTGGCCAGATTCAGGTTATGTATTTTGATGGTGCCGCAGCCGGTCCTGCAGGTTCAACTGGGCCAATCGGTCCAACAGGGCTAAGAGGCCTGCAAGGCATACAAGGTATTACAGGATCTCAAGGTCCTTCTGGGCCATCTGGTGCAACTGGTCCCGCAGGCGGCCCATCAGGAGCAACTGGTTCTACAGGACCAGCAGGAACTCCGGGTGCAACCGGTCCTGCTGGCGGACCTACTGGTTCTACAGGCGCAACAGGCTTACTTGGCTCTACTGGTTCAACAGGACCTCAAGGCACAACAGGCATCATGGGTGCAACCGGTCCCGCAGGCGGACCAACAGGAGCAACCGGCGTAACAGGACCAGCAGGTCCATCAGGAGCAACTGGTCCCGCTGGTGGTCCCACTGGTGCAACAGGAGCATCCGGTGCTACGGGTTCTCTCGGTCCATCTGGACCGCTAGGTCTTAGCGGCGGAACAGGACCTCAAGGTCCTTCTGGACCTACCGGTGCCACTGGTGCGACCGGAATACAAGGCACAACAGGTGCTACTGGCGCCACAGGTGCTAACGGCGCCACAGGTGCTACCGGTGCAACCGGTGCAACTGGTCTACAAGGTACCACCGGTGCAACTGGTGCCAATTCTATAGTTCCAGGTCCTACTGGTGCAACAGGCATTCAAGGCACAACAGGACCGCAAGGTGTAATAGGTGCCAGTGGTGCAACTGGCCCCGCTGGCGGTCCTACTGGCGCAACAGGTATAACTGGTTCTACAGGTATTCAAGGTGCGACCGGCGCAACCGGTCTACAAGGAACAACAGGTGCTACTGGTGCAGCCTCAACGATTGCTGGTCCAACAGGTATAACAGGGCCCACAGGTATAACCGGCTTAACAGGCCCAACAGGCCCAACTGGCGCAACAGGTGCTGCCGGTCAATCGATTCAAATTACAGGTGTTGTTGCTAATCAGGCCTCGCTTCCATCAGCCGCTGGTGTTCCTAACTTTGCTGGTTATCTAACGGCAGATACAGGCAATCTATATGTTTCAAATGGTACAACATCAGGCGGTAGTGTTGGTAATGGCTGGACTAATCTTGGTGTAGTTCGTGGTCCAACTGGACCAACAGGTATTCAAGGTACAACGGGCCCTCAGGGAACAACAGGTGCTACAGGTGCCGGCGGTGTTCCAATCGGTAGAAACTCATGGGGCTATCCAGACGTTGATGGTACGGTGAATCAGTTCATATTGACACCACCAGCAGGCATTGTAAGCCCAACTGATGTTTCAGTTATTGTATATGTAAACGGTCTAGTTATACCTCCAACAGGCATCTTGGTCGATTCAGTAAACTATAGCAACTCATACTCAATTATTGCCGGATATCTTGTATTCACATATCCACCTTCAGCAGGTTCATATGTTGAACTTGTCTGGTTCAGTGGAGGTCCTGCTGGTGCGACTGGTGCTGTAGGACCAACAGGCATACAAGGAACAACTGGACCTCAAGGTGTCCAAGGTGCTACAGGTTCTCTTGGTGCATCTGGTGCAACAGGACCACAAGGAACAACTGGACCTCAAGGTTCTACAGGACCTCAAGGTGCAACTGGTATAGGCGCAACTGGCGCAACCGGTCCTCTAGGTCCTACAGGTGCTACAGGACCTCTTGCTTGGTCATACGCATATGTCACATTCAGACAAACAGGTACAATTACTACAACTCCAATTCCTGCGGTAGTAAGATGGTATCCTATTCAAAATGTATGGATCGATATGGTCGACGCCTATTCATCAACACCAGCCGGCGGCAATACAGGTCTCTCATTTAAGCTATATAAATATACAGCATCAAGTAATGCATATGCAGATTTACCAACAGGCACAGGTAGTAATTTGATCACCATTTCAACTGGTTCGAACAGATCAACGCCAATTACTCTTAGCGGTAATGGAATCTATACAACAGCTAACGACTACTTACAGTTCTCGATTGAATCTGGTACAGGATCAGATGTTGGGCTAAGAGTCAGATATCATATAACAGGATAATCGGAGTTAATTTAAATGGCTAGTAGAACGAATGTAAGCACAAATCTAGATTATGTATCATGGAGCGCCGGCGATAGTGGTATTGCCATTTTTGCTCAGGTTCATGCATCATTGCTCGCCCATGGTTGGACACAATCTTCATCAACTAACGGCACTGCCGGAAATACTTTTGATCCAACATATGCATCACCAAGCGCAATCGACTATAGACGAGTGTATCAGGCAGCATTGACTACTACAAATGCTACCACTAATCCAGCAGGTCCTTTCTACGGATCTGGTCTTACAACTAAGTATGTTATGGTCAGAATATTCAAAACTACTCCTGATGCTACCGCAGTTTATGCATGGCAGTCACAGACCAATGTGTGGTATATTCAAATAATCCCATTCATCTCTTGGAATAGTGGAACAGATGTTGGCACCACTCAGACTGGTGCAATTCTTACTTCTACAAATGGTTTGAATGGTATTTATGATCAATCTAATCCTAATAATGTTAATGGCCCAAGCGGCGGCGGTGGAATATTTGCACAATATCCAAACACTTGGATCAGCACTACCGTTAGTGGTTTCTTGTACATAGCAGTTTCTGCTAAGTGGATTTGCATGTGGCCCTACTTTTTGAATAGCACAGTATTCAATGGACCAAGAAATGGTGTTCTTTTGTATGGTGAAATTGCAGAAGATTTTGCTTCTTACACAGGTGTAGCTCCGGTATTTGTAACCACTATGCAAAGATTGGCTTCATGTTGTGGTGGCCCTAATGACCCAACATCATATGTGAATGGTAGCCAAAGTTATGCAGCTATGCCAATGGGCCCTCAGTTTTTGATGCCAGCTACTCCAGCCTCTACAACCGGATATACCGGAATATCTAATACTATCAGAAGTGGTTATCAGGCCATGGGGACCACAAAGGTTATGCTAGGGCATTATGGATGGTATGGATGGGAAGGTGCAAACTGGAATCTTGACGCCAGTGGTAGCTATATCTATCAATCTTATTATAATAGTCCGCAATATTTTGGTGCATGCCCAGTACCTATGATTACTGCTATCTATAATAATTCATATGGTTCAGGTAAGCACGGAATATCACAACAAAATGATCCTGTAGCCGGTGTATACAACCGACAAACTTATCGTCCTTCTAGAGCAGAAGCTCTAGGGCAAAAAGCACTAAACACTACCAACCTTAAAGGTATCGAATTGATATTTGGTGGAGGTGGTTTTGGTAGTAACTACACAGGTTATGCAGCTAACCCGTATCCTATGTATTGGGTACTTGGTAGAGCATTTGGTCTTAAATGGGTTGGTCAAGTAACAGGAGCTACAACCCTTGACACCGTTTCAATGACAGTTGATGCTAATGGTTTCTATGTTAGAACTGGAGGAACTGCTACGGATCATATTCTTATAGGATTTGCACCAATTGGTGGTCTTGTATGTGAAGCTCCGGCCACTTCTGCTGATCTATTCTTTGCGCTTCCTAAGTAATAGAAAAGAAAAACTCATATGGCTGAGGCGAATAATACAATAGGTTCTGGTCGAGGAGATAGTGAATCTGGATTTACTATTTCTTCCACCAACTTCTCTTCTTCATTAGGAGCGAGTAGCACGGCTGTCGCCAATAATGAATTTATCGTTCTGGTACTAACTACTCCTCCATCTACTAGAGGAGATAGTGAATCTGGATTTATTATCTCCAATACCAACTTCTCATCTTCATTTGGTGCAAGTAGCACGGCTGTCACCAATAATGAATTTGTTATTTTCTTTTCAGGAAATGCTCCTATCGCTCGTGGTGATATAGTCGCAGTTGACTACGGCGGTCTTAAAGCAACTCAAACAACATCTTACCAATTAGTTGAAGGATAAACAATGTCTACAAATTATGATGATCTAGCTCTGTTTCACGATCCACTTGATATGTGGTATTTTACTGGTGTGACCAATATGGAAGCCGCATTACAATACATGTATTCCCATGCACAGGGAAGCTTTACTCATTCTGCTATCTTTACGCCTAATGAAGATGGTGTAGGAGCAAGAGCGGATGAACAAACTGTATGGTTTATGTTTGTTGATCACGATCTTCCTACTGAATACTTCACAAAATATGAATTGACAGCGGATGGTCTGGCCACAAGAGATGCGATGAGAGCCGAAAAAGCAGCCGCTATTCAAGCTTCGATTGATGCGTTGCAGAACTTGCCGCCGATTGCAAATACTAGTAACTGACATTCTGCTAACTGAAAGAATTATATTATGAGATTTCATGTCTTGGGGTTACCTCACACGGTAACAAATAAAGAATATTCTGCATGTGCCTATACTCAGAAGATTGTCAAGTTTGGTAAGATGATGAAAGCCCGTGGGCATACAATCATCCACTACGGTCATGAAGATAGTGTGTTAGATTGTGATGAGCATGTTACAGTTCTTACGAACAATGACCTAGAAATCTCATATGGTAATCATGATTGGAGAAAGAACTTCTTCAAGTTTGCCATGGAAGATCATGCGTATCAGACGTTCTTTAAGAATGCAATCGTAGAAGTTGGCACCAGAAAACAACCAAATGATTTTATCTTGCCATTCTGGGGTCAAGGTGTAAGACCTGTTACTGATGCTCATCTCGATCTTATCTGTGTAGAACCTGGAATTGGTTATGCAGATGGTCATTGGGCAAGATTTAGAATCTATGAGTCATATACCATGCACGCCGCTGTTAACGGTCTTGACAAAGTTAGATCATGCACACAAGACTGGTATCACTCAGTAATACCGAACTACTTTGATCTAGATGACTTCGAGTATAGCGAACAGAAGGATGATTACTTCCTGTATCTTGGCCGAGTCTATGAAGGCAAGGGTGTTCATGTCGCAGTCGAGATGACCAAGAAACTAGGCAAAAAATTGATCATTGCAGGTCAAGGTAGTCTTGCTGATATGGGTTATACAGAACCACCTGAGCATGTAACTGAAGTTGGTTATGCAGATTTTGAACTTCGCAAGAAGCTAATGTCAAGAGCGCAAGCACTGTTTATCGGTAGCACATATGGCGAACCATTTGGTGGTGTTCAGATCGAAGCAATGCTCTCTGGAACACCTGTCATTTCTACTGATTGGGGTGCATTCTCTGAGTTCAATGTCAACGGTTATACAGGCTATCGTTGCAGAACATTTGATGATTTCTTAGAGGCTGGTCGTAACATTCACCTGATCTCACCTAAGAATTGTAGAACATGGGGTGAAAACTTTTCACTTGAAAAAGTTGGTTCTATGTATGAGAAATACTTTCAAGATGTTCTGAATGTCTATACAGGTAATGGTTGGTATGAAGAAGGTAACGGCAATATAGATTGGCTGACCAAGAAGTTGCCAAACCATGAAGTTACCGATAAGTTTGATTATGAACTTATTGAACGAGAAGAGAAACCTTTCTTCAATAGACTAGCTTCTTGGGTAGCCGGAGAAATCAGACCTACTCAGGCGATAGATTTAGGTTGTGGACCTGGAATGTTTGTTCACTCTCTTAGAGATAATGATATCAGCGCATATGGTATTGATACAGATAATATTGTTTCAGGTAGATTGCACTTACAGCAAAAAAGTTTGTTTGAGAGAAACCTTGGTCGATATGATCTCGTCTCATGTATCGAGGTTGCTGAACATATTGAAACTGATATGAATAATCAGATAGTAGATGCGGTCTATGACTATATCGAAAACCAAGGTAAACTGATTTGGTCGGCTGCAAGACCAGGTCAAGGCGGTGTCAATCATATCAACTGCCAGACAAAAGAATATTGGTCTGACAAGTTTATCGAGCGTGGCCTAACCAGAAACTATGAACTTGAGCAAGAACTAGAAAGTTACCTTAAAGAAGGTGTCTATATGGGATGGTTCATGAACAACTTTATGATTTTTGATAGGCAATAAGTTGTATAAATATGAAAAGAAGAGTTTTAAGGATTTGTAACAAATGTCAATTCTACAAGTAGCAAACGTTCATTTCGAATCAACTGGCTCAAACAGGATCGATTATGTTGCGGGCAATAGTCTGCTTCGAATCGTTGCTACTGGCGGTGTTTCTATTCCTGCTGGTACCACAGCGCAGAGACCTACAGCTAATGTCACCGGTACATTTCGCTATAACACAGATATTGCAGACTTCGAAATCTATACTGATACTGTGACAGACTGGAAGAAAATCTCAGGTGCTCGTGGTGGTTCAACCGATAAAATCTTCTGGGAAAACGGAACCAATGTGACTGCTAACTATGCTATTTCAACTGGTTATAATGCTGGTACATTCGGTCCTATCACAATCAACAACAATGTCGCAGTAACGATTCCAGATGGTTCGTCATGGACAGTAGCATAAATAATTTTAAGAATAGAGAGAGAAATTAATGGCTGCTTCAATCAAACTCATTTCACCTGCTGGAGGTTCGGTCACTCTCTCTGTGCCTATGACCGTAGATAACATATCATATGATATTGGCGGTGGTGTTTCTGCTAATGGAATGAATATCACTGGCAGTGCAAGCATCACTGGTAGTGCAAACATCTCAGGTAATTTGAATGTCAGCAGTAATCTTGTTGTTATAGGATCAGCTAATGTTGCCAATCTATCAGTAATAGGTACCTCTAATGTTGGTAATCTTGTTGTTAGAAGCACCGCCAACATCACAACTGCTAATATTGTTACAGCTAATATTACAGCCGCAACTATTACGGTAGCCAATGTTACTGCCGCAACTATTACTATGGCCAATGTTACTGCGGCTAGTATAGCCAACGTAAGTATTCCTAATGGTGGTTTAACTGTCGGCGGTACAAACATTACCGGTTCTGCTGGTAGCGGTTTTACTAATATGGCGGTCGCAACAACCACTGCGGCTTCAAACTCCACAGGCAGTTCGCTCGTTTGGAACAGCACAGGCTCACTGACATGGACTGTGCCAACTGGTATTACTACAGCTAAAGTCACTGTTATCGGCGGTGGCGGTGGTGGCGGTGGTTCTGGTGGTGTCGCAGGAGGCGGCGGTGGGTCCGGCGGGTCCTCTATTAGAGTTATTACGGGTCTTACCCCCGGTGGAACTGTCGCTGTAACTGTAGGTGCCGGCGGAACCGGCGGCGCGGCCGCCAGTGGGACGGGAGGAACTGGCGGTTCTTCTTCCTTCGGTGCTTATGCTACCGCAACAGGTGGCGCCGGTGGCGTGTATGCTGCCGCCGGCGGTGCTGGAGGAACTGGGGCCAGTGGAAATTTAAATGTTTCTGGTGGACCTGGAGGCCCTATTGTATATCTTGGTACCGCACCTGCGGTTTATATTGGTGGTTCCGGCGGGAATACAATTCTTGGCGGCGGGGGTAGAGGCGGCGCCGCGTCTGACGCAACCTATCAGGTCGGCTTGGTGGGCGCATCAAACACCGGTGGAGGTGGAGGTGGAGCAGGATTTAATACTACTTTATCCGGAACTGTCGTTGGTTATGCCGGCGGAACGGGCGTTGTAATTATTGAATGGTAAAGTAAAATGAAAAAAGCATTAATTTCTCCAAATGAACAAGTCTATTCTTATGATAATACGTTGCTCGGCGAGCGTGTTGCAGAAGTAAGAGATACATCTTTTGAAGTTGCAGGTCCATTGTTCTGGGTCGATTGCACTGATGATGTATTAGCAGATCAATACTATTGGTCGGGTTCAGAATGTATATCGATTCCTGTACCACCATCAGCTAACACAGCCAATGTTTGATAACTCAGTAAATATCGTAAAAGGATAAGAGATGACTGGTACGTTAAAGACCGCATATATTCAAAACCCATCCGCGTCTGATAGAAACATCAGTCTCTTTGCGAATAACAACGCATCCTTTGCGAACAATATCACTGTGGCTAATAACGTAACAGTCAGCGGCAATATCACTGTCAGTAACATCTCTTTTACAGGCACAATCACAGGTAACATCACCGGTGCATTATCTAACGCACTATCAGGAACAACTACTGCAAATAACTTGGTTGTTTCTGGCGCCGCATATCAGGCGATTGACAGTCTCACAGACAACACCACAATTCAGATTGATATGAGTCTAGGTAACAACTTCAACGTTACACTAGGTGGTAACCGCACACTAGGTACTCCAACAAATCTAAATCCAGGTCAGTCTGGTATTATCTACGTCTCACAAGATGCTACAGGTTCTAGAACCCTAGCCTATGCATCATGCTGGAGATTCCCATTAGCCACCGCACCAACGCTTTCAACTACCGCCAATACAGTCGATGCTCTAGCATACTCAGTCAGAACAACATCCAATATTACGGTTCAATTCATTCAGAATATAGGTTGATTTATGACTCTTCCTGTTGAAATTAACCCATTATTAGCATCATCTAGCAGTTACACGATTGCTCGTAGCGTTCGTCTACGTTCATCCAATAGCGCAAATCTGACGAGAACTCCAATCACAACAAGCGGTACAGCAAATTGGACATTTAGTTGTTGGGTTAAACGCGGAACTCTAGGTGTTTTACAGTATATATTTTCTGCCGGAGTATCATCAGTTAATCAAGCATCGTTGTTCTTTGATAGTTCTGATAGATTAAATCTATATGCAATGGATACAAGCATACTTCGCACCAATCTTGTCACAACTCAAGTATTTCGTGACCCGTCTGCATGGTATCATATTGTTGCTGTCTATGATGAGACCAACGCAACAAGTTCTGAAAGAGCGAGATTATATGTAAACGGTCAAAGGATAACAGCACTTTCTACAGCAACATATTCGGCCGGCGGCGCCGGCACTTATATAAATTCAGCTAATATACATATGATAGGTAGATATATAGTCACCGCAACAAATTATTTTGATGGTTATCTAGCTGAAATCAATTCTATTAGTGGTACAGCACTAACACCATCTAGCTTTGGCTACACAGACACCAATGGTATCTGGCAATCTAAATCCTATACAGGCATATATGGAACGAATGGGTTTTACCTGAATTTCTCAGATAACTCGGCGGCAACAGAGGCCGCTCTCGGTAAAGACAGTTCAGGTAATAGTAACAACTGGACACTGGCAAACATCTCAGTGACAGCCGGTATTACATATGATAGTATGCTCGATAGCCCAACTGTAAACTATGCAACATGGAATCCAATTAATCATGATGCTGGAACAGGAACACCAGTAGTAGCCAGAAGCTTGACTGATGGAAATTTAGGTCTTGCATATGATGCTACCAGCTGGTCTGGATATCGATCAACCTTTGGTATGAGAAGCGGTAAATGGTATATGGAAGTTAACTGCTCGGCAGGCGGAGGAGGTTTCAATACAGCTTTACAAATTATAGATGCCTCACAGGCTACAGGATCCGCTCTCATTGTTGGAATTTCTCCAACTGCTGGTTCAAATATATTAGCTATCGCCTTAGATGTTGATAATTCAACCTTTAGCACATATAGGAATAATACACTCATATCAAGTGGCACTATCGTACCCTCTTCGTCATATCCAGAATATATGTTTAGATTGACTAATGGTAATGGTGTGAATACTTTCGCAAACTTTGGCCAGCGGCCGTTTACATATACACCACCAGCAGGATATAATGCGGTGAACAGTAGTAATCTATCTACACCAACCATTAACAATGGTGCAAGTCATATGGCGGCAAGCACATATACGGGAAATGGCACAACTCAGTCTATTGTAAACAACGGCAACAATGCAAGCTCGACCTCGATTAGACCTGACTTCGTTTGGATTAAAAATAGATCATCAGCTTTACACCATTATCTTAATGACTCTGTGCGTGGTGTGTATAAAACATTGTATTCGAGCTTAACATCTGCTGAATATGATGGAACATCATTTAATGATGGTGTTAGTGCATTTAACAACAATGGATTTACATTATTAAATGGTACAAATGTTGCTAATTATAACGCATCAGCAAACAACTATGTCGGTTGGCAATGGGTAGCAGGTCAAGGTGTAACATCGAACAATACATCAGGTACAGTTACCAGTACCGTCAGCGTAAACCAGTCTGCTGGGTTTAGTATTGCTACTTTCACTTCTGCAACTGGTGGCGCCAGTTCACCTAGTTCGTTTGGTCACGGATTAGGAGTCGCACCGGCTCTCGTTATTGTAAGAAGCAGAACTAATATTATGGACTGGTATGTTTATCATCAATCACTAGGTAATACAAAAGTTTCTTACCTGAATCAAACAGCGGCGCCCGCAACAAGCTCAACATCTTGGAACAATACTAGCCCAACATCAAGCATTGTAACTTTAGGTACTACTTTTTATGATATAGGAACAGTGGTTGCGTATTGTTGGTCAGAAGTGGCCGGATATTCTAAGTTTGGTAGTTATACAGGCAACGGCGCCGCTGATGGTACTTTCGTCTATTGTGGGTTCAGACCGAGGTTTATCATGTTTAAGATTACAAGTGCCGTTGGTAACTGGTTTATACGAGACACATCTAGAGATACTTATAACGCCGCTACTCAATCATTATATCCAAGTTTGACTGATACAGAATTTACCGGCGGCGCTCTTGATATTTTGTCAAATGGATTTAAACCAAGGGCATCTACCAGTGGACTCAATGGTTCCGGTGAAACAATCATATATGCAGCATTTGCTGAAAACCCATTCAAAATTTCAAGGGCAAGATAACAATGTTTTTACTCAACGGAACACCTTTAGCTTTGGACACACCTTTCACAGCTAATGATATTCAATATCCAGCCAACTGGCTAAGACTCGCATCACCAGAAGAACGAGCCGTAATCGGTATCACCGAAGCACCTGAACCAGAATACTATGATGGTATGTTCTATTGGGGTGTAAACAATCCAAAAGATTTGACTCAACTGAAAACTCAATGGATCAGTCAGACAAACGCCTCAGCAAATGCTCGACTCTCAACGTCTGATTGGATGGTCGTTCGCAAAGCTGAAACTGGCACAAATATGCCTGTCGGTTGGTCAACATATCGTGCGGCTGTTAGAACTTATGCAAGCACCACAACAACTGCCATCTCAAACTGTGCCGATGTTGAAGCTCTTATCGCTATTATAAATAGTATAGCATGGCCTGAAACACCAGAGGGATAAACTAAATGGCATTACCGGCTTCCAGAGAACAGATGAAAGATTGGTGCCTCAGAGACCTTGGTTTCCCTGTTATTGATATTAACGTAGATGATGATCAGGTAGATGACCGCATCGATGAAGCATTCTCATATTTCCAACAATTCCATTTCGATGGTGTTGAACGCTGGTACTTGAAATATCAGATCACATCTACAGATATAGCTAATCAATACATCCCTATTCCAAACAGCATCATAGGTGTTAATCGCATCTTCCCTATCGGATCTACTAACGCATCGGTCAATATGTTTGACTTACGTTATCAGTTGCGACTACATGAACTCTATGACTTCACCTCTACCTCATATGTCAATTATGTCTTGACACAACAGCATATTCGCACACTTGACATGCTTTTCTCAGGTGAAACACCAATTCGTTTCAATCGCCATACAGGTAAACTTTACATCGATCAAAACTGGATCTCAGGTGTTCAGGTCGGTGAATGGATTATCATTGAAGGTTATATCATTATTGATCCAAATACTTATACAAAGGTATATGGTGATCGTATGCTTCTGAAGTATGCTACCTCATTGATCAAGAAACAATGGGGTAACAACATGAAGAAGTTCGGTGGTATGCAACTTCCGGGTGGTATCACCATGAACGGCCAGACCATCTTTGATGAAGCGGTACAAGAGATTAAAGACATTGAAGCATTGATCAGAGATACTTTCGAAGAACCTCCCCAGTTTTTGGTAGGCTAATCATGGCAGTCTCACATTATTTTAATAACTACGCCGCAAATCAGACGCCTCAGCAAAACCTGATGCAGGATGTTATTACTGAATCCATCAAGATTATGGGTCATAACATCTACTATCTTCCTAGAGAATCTTGGACGGGTGATGACACAATCTTTGGTGAGAACACAGGTTCAGCCTTCAATCGCGCATATTCAATGGAAATGTATCTAGCCAACGTAACTGGTTACGAAGGTGATGGTGACTTTTTCTCAAAGTTTGGTCTAGAAATCCGCGATACATCTAACTTCATTGTTGCGAGACCAACCTTTCAAAAGTATATGCCTACAAACATAGCAATCAGACCTAGAGAAGGTGATCTTCTTTTCGTTCCCGCTCTTCAAAAGATATGGGAAATCAAGTTCGTTGAAGAAGAATTGATGTTTTTCTCGCTTGGTCAGAGACAACCATATATCTATGAAATGCGTTGTGAATTGTTCCGTTATAGCAATGAGAACATCGATACTGGTGTGGCTGAAGTTGATCATGTTGAGCATACACTAGCCTATACCATTCAGTTGAATATGAACCAAGGCACAAGTAACTATTATGCAAACGAACTGGTTTATCAGGGTGCAAACTTAGCATATTCTACAGCTAAGGCTGAAGTAAAAGAATGGGATCCGCAGACAAAAATTCTATTGCTAATGAATATCAAAGGTGATTTCGCCGCGAATACCAAATTGATTGGTGAAACGTCTAACACTAGATATAATGTAGCAGGTGTTGATACAATCGGCGACTATCTCGATTACGATATATATGATAATAGAGAGTTGCAGAATGAAGCTAACACATTCTTAGACCTCACAGAATCTAATCCGTTTGGGCAACCGTAATGTTAAGTAACAGATATTTTTATTTTCAGTTGACGAGAAAGTATGTTATCCTATTCGGTAACATGTTCAATAATATCACGCTCAAACGTATAAACAGAGCAACAAATGTTGAAGTTGAACGCATCAAGATTCCTATCATCTATGCACCTAAAGAAAAGTATATTGCTCGCCTTAGGTCAGATCCAGATTTGAATCGTGAGATTCAGGTGGCTCTGCCTCGTATGTCGTTTGAACTTCAATCGTTCACATATGACCCTACAAGAAAGCAGAACTCACTTCTAAAGAAAGCTACACCACTATCAAACTCTCAGGTATCATCTCAGTATGTCGGTGTTCCCTATGATTTGACTTTTGACTTGCATGTCTATACCAGAAACATTGATGATGGTACACACATCGTTGAGCAGATCATTCCATACTTTAATCCCGATTATACCGTAACGGGTGTCATGATTCCTGAGATGGGATTCCTCAAAGATATTCCTATCATCCTTAACTCTGTGACAAACGATATCGAACATGAAGGTAACTTCGATGCGGTTCGTTTCGTTACATGGAGACTGAACTTCACCATGAAGGTTCACTATTACGGACCTGTTCAACCAGCTAATCTCATTCGCACAAGTAAATCAAATATCTTTAATGATCCGACATTGCAAACAGGTTACGTTATTAAGATCAATACAGATAATGGTAATGGCGCAAACTTTAAAGTATTGGATACCGTATATCAAGGTAACAACTATACAACAGCCACAGCATATGGTACAGTCATTTCATGGGATAACAACAATAACAAGCTCACAATAGGTGGAGCCCAAGGTACGTTCCAGGCCAATAGCATTATCAACTCTGTATCAGCTAATGCACAATACAAAATTAATAGTTTCGACACATCACCAATTAAACTTGTTGGTATCAATGTTACACCTAAACCTAACACAGCCATTTCAAACTCTGCTTATGGTTACGATACAACCATAACCGAGTGGCCGTTTTGACTTTGAATATAAATGATGAGGTTCAATGATGAGAGATAATATATTTATAGGTTATGCTGCTAATGATGGTTCAGGTGATACTCTCAGAACCGCTTTTACCAAAACTAACAATAATTTCATAGAACTATACAGTAATACACAGTATGTAAATGCAGACTATGCTCTCAAAATTACAGATGTGAACCAGATGTTATATGTTACCGCTGCTGGCATTGGTGCAAGAATACATATTCCTAATACAGGTCAAGTGCCATTTCCAGATGGCACGATAATCAGAATCATATCAAATTCTACCGGTAATGTTGTTGTTTCACCAAATGGTAGTGTATCACTGTATAAGTCAGGTAATAGCGTTTCAACCAGTAGAAACGTGACAACTTATAGTGTAGGTACATTATACAGCCCAACGTCTAATGTGTGGTATATTGAAGGTAATAGTATTGTATAATGAAAACCCATGACGCACTATCAGAGGCCCTAGGTATAGAACATGAGCCTGAAACACCACCTTCTGTAGTTATCGAAACAACTGTGGTTGAAGATGTTGGAACCGAGGATCAACAGGCTGATTATGCTCTGGCCCGTAAGACATTCCGCGCTTTGATTGATAAAGGCAATAATGCTATCGAAGATTTGACCGATTTGGCTAAGCAGAGCGAAAGCCCTAGAGCCTATGAAGTCTTGTCAACTTTGATGAAAACTGTAGCAGATACAACCAAAGACCTCTATGATCTTCAGAAAAAGACGAAAGACCTAAATAAAGAGGATAAGGTTAGACCACAAGATGAACAACGCATCAATGTAGAGAAGGCTGTCTTTATTGGATCTACCGCAGAACTATTAAAACAGGTTAAGGCTAATGAAAACATTTAAACAGTTCATGAAAGAAAGTTCTGATGAATTGACAGGATCAACTCACAGTATCATTGATGGTTTAAACCGTGGTAAAAACGCTCTCATGAATAATCAAAACCATATTCATGCTAAGATAATTGATCAAAAAAATCTTAAACCTTTAACCAAAGATGAGGCAGATGAGCATGATAGAGTTGCCGACGAGGCTCGAAAAAAGGGTGATTATTTTTCAGGAAGCACATTCGGCAATTCAAAGAACAGATATAGTGTCGCTCATGCTATCAATCATGCTGAGTCTGTTCCTACTCATAAAATTTCCACAAAAGGTTTTGTGTCTCAGCAAGTGAATGATCATTGGCAAGGCGACATAAAAAGAGCAAAAAGAGCTATTCCATCTAAAAATAATCCTATTCTAATCATGAAGCATACCGATGCCTAGATACGAAGGTTATCAAGGTAACCCTAATCTACCTAGAGAAGATTACATTCACTCATTCACTCAGTATGAGATTGATGAGTTCATTAAGTGTGCGAATGATCCTATTTACTTTGCTACCAAGTATATGAAGATTGTCAACGTCGATCACGGTTTGATACCTTTCAAGATGTGGGACTTTCAGAAAGAAATGCTCACCACATTTCATGAGAACCGCTTCTCTATCTGTAAACTACCTCGACAGGTTGGTAAGACAACAACCGCTGTAGCATTTTTGCTTCACTTCATTCTTTTTAGTGAATCTGTAAGCATCGCCATTCTCGCCAATAAGTCTAGCACTGCTCGTGAAATTCTAGGTAGACTTCAACTTGCTTTCGAATACCTACCTAGGTTTTTACAGCAAGGTATTAAAGAATGGAATAAAGGTTCTATCGAACTTGCTAATGGGTCTAGAGCAATCGCCGATTCAACTTCAGGTTCATCTGTCCGTGGTAGAACATTCAACGTCATCTTCCTTGACGAGTTTGCATTCGTACCGAACAACATTGCTGAAGCCTTCTTCATGTCAACCTACCCTACAATTTCTTCTGGTTCAAATACGAAGGTTATTATCGTCTCTACACCAAACGGTATGAATCTGTTCTATAGAATGTGGATGGATGCGGTCGAGAAGCGAAGCGACTATCTTCCAATCGAGATTCACTGGTCGATGGTTCCAGGCAGAACGCAAGAATGGAAAGAGCAGGTCATCAGAAACACATCCGAAGATCAGTTCCGGCAAGAGTTTGAGTGTGAGTTCATTGGTTCTACAAATACACTCATTCATCCAACTAAGATCAGAACACTGGTGTTCCAGAACCCTATCACAAAAGAAAACTATCTAGATATCTATGAGGTGCCTCAGATTGGTAAAACCTATCTCATATCCGTAGATGTGGCTGAAGGTCAGGAGAAAGACTACTCCACCTTCTCTGTTATAGATGTGACTCAGATACCATATAAACAAGTGGCTAAATATCGAAACAACAAGATTGCACCAATGCTCTATCCAACCGTCATCTATACAGCGGCCAGAAAGTATAATGATGCCTTTGTATTGGTTGAAATCAACAGTATCGGTATGCAAGTAGCAGACATTCTACATAATGAACTAGCCTATGAAAACTTAATCAAGATTAGAAACGCTAAAGGTAAAGTAGGTCAGCAAGTAACACCAGGTTATACCAAGCAAATGCAGTTTGGTCTAAAGCAATCGGTTCAAACCAAGAAGATCGGTTGTGCCAACTTAAAGTCGTTGATTGAAAACGATAAGTTAATCATCAATGATGCTGATACTATCATGGAACTAACTACCTTCTCAGAACATAAGACCAGCTTTGCGGCTGAAGAAGGTAATAATGACGATCTCGTGATGACTTTGGTTAACTTCGGTTGGCTCACCTCACAAAGATACTTCAAAGAAAATCTACAAAACGATATTCGTGCGGTATTGCAACATGAGCAATTCCAGCTTATGGATCAAGACACTGTACCTTTTGGTATCATTGATAATGGTCTAAAAGACGATATGGAGGTTGATGTTGATGGTGATCTATGGATAACAGAACGTAAAAAGTTTTGGGCTTTCGATGAGATTGAATGGGACACACTTACAAACAAACACAGGTTATGATTTGGTGACTATAAATCTTGGTTTTTCTAAATAATAATATGGAAAGTAATAAAACTTTTTCGTAAAGGAGAAATACGATGGCATTCCAACTGTCAGCAGGAGTAAGCGTTTCCGAAATCGACCTAACTACAATCGTTCCAGCCGTAGGCACCACAGAAGGTGGTTTCGCTGGCAACTTTGCTTGGGGCCCAGTCGATCAGGTAATGACACTCTCAAATGAACTCGAACTGGTTGAGAGATTCGGTAAACCAGATAGCACTACATATATCTCATTCTTCACCGCCGCAAACTTTCTGTCATATGCAAGAGCATTAAGAACCGTTCGTGTTGTTGGTGCTGGAGCCACTAATGCGACCGCAAATGGCGGCGGCGTTCTAATTAAGAATAAAGATGTATATGAAAACTTATACTTCGGTGTAGCTGCCAACACCAATAATACATATGGTGTTGCTGCCGCTCGTTATCCGGGTGAACTTGGTAATTCACTTAAAGTTGAAATCTATGGGCAATCAAATGTATCTTCAGCAACATTCGGTACTTGGGCATATAATCAAAACTTTAACGGACCTCCAGGAACATCTGATTATGTTAGGCGTGTGGCAAGTTCATCTGCAAATGATGAAATGCATATCGTTGTTCTCGATAAAAACGGAGTATTTAGTGGTACAGCTAACTCGGTTCTTGAGAGATACGGTTATGTTTCTAAAGCTCGTGATGCCATCAACGATGACGGCTCATCAAACTACTATGTTAACGTAATCAATGAGAGATCAAAATATATCTACATCATGTCACATCCTACAACCCCATTCTATAACTGGGGTATAGCGGCCACATCAAATGCAAGTATTATGTATGACAATATTCAATATTCAAATGCTTTGGCTAACGGTGTCACAAGCGCACCTTCAAGCGCCAATCTTATCTCTGGTTTTGACAAGTTCAAGAACCCAGAAGAAATTGACGTTTCTCTGATTCTAACAGGTGATGTTGGTGCTAACTCAACCATAGCGTCATACATCATTAATAATATCTGTGAAGTTCGTAAAGATTGCGTAGCGTTCTTCTCACCAAAAGCAGTTGATGTTGTTAACCAAACGGCTGGAACTGAAGCAAATGCGGCTATTACATTCCGTAATGCGTTCAACTCATCTTCATATGCTGTAATGGACTCAGCATGGAAGTATCAATTCGACAAGTATAACAATGTCTATCGTTGGGTACCTCTCAACGGTGATATTGCTGGTCTATGCGCTCGTACCGACTTTGAGCGTGATCCATGGTTCTCACCAGCTGGTTTCAATCGCGGTAATATCAAGAATGCTGCCAGACTTTCTTGGAATCCAACTAAAGCTGAAAGAGATTTACTCTATAAGAATGGTATCAACCCAGTTGTAACATTCCCCGGAGAAGGTATCGTTCTCTATGGTGACAAGACTCTTCTTGCAAAACCATCTGCGTTCGATAGAATCAATGTTCGTCGCCTCTTTATCGTTCTTGAAAAGGCTATTGCTAGAGCGTCACGTTATTCGTTGTTCGAGTTCAACGATGAATTTACACGCGCTCAGTTCGTAGCCCTTGTTGAGCCGTTCTTGAGAGATGTTCAAGGTCGTCGCGGTATCTATGATTTCCGCGTAGTCTGCGATGAAACAAACAATACTCCTGAAGTTATTGACAGAAATGAGTTTGTTGGTGATATCTACATCAAGCCTGCCCGTTCTGTTAACTTCATCCAACTCAACTTTGTTGCTGTAAGAACCGGTGTTGCATTTGATGAAATTGTTGGTAAATTCTAAGAAGTCAGATAAATAAAGTAAAGGAGTAATTTAAAATGGCTTTCAGAGTTCAAGAATTTAGATCACAGATGCAATATGATGGGGCCCGCCCTAATCTGTTTCAATGTGAAATGACATTCCCCTTCCTCTCTCGTGTAGAAGGGGACCCTCAGAGAAAGTTTACTTTTATGTGTCGTGCGGCTCAACTTCCCGGCACATCAATCAATAGTATACCTGTCATGTATTTTGGTCGTGAATTGAAGTTTGCTGGTAACAGAAGCTTCCCAGAATGGACAGTTACAATCATCAACGATGAAGATTTTGTTATCCGTAAAGCTTGTGAGCGTTGGATCAATGGCATGAACTCTCATGTTGGCAACCTTCGTGATCCGCAATTTACAAACGGTCAAGGCTCAAGTAGCCTAGGCGGCGCCGGTCAGATTGCAAGTCTTGGTTATCAACAGGATGGTTATGTCACTCAGTTCGCTAAGACTGGTGATGCTATCAAAGCTTATAAGTTTGTTGGTATGTTCCCGATTGACGTATCACCAATCGACGTTGATTGGGGTTCAAACGATAATATCGAAGAGTATGCTGTGACATTTGCCTATCAGTGGTGGGAATCTGATGATGATAATCCTACAACCGACGTTTCCGGTTAATCATATATAAAACAGGGGAGAGTTTTTAGGCTCTCCCCATTTTATAAAGGTATTTTTTAATGGTGCAACTCTTTGGCTTCGAAATAGGCCGTTCTAAGAAAAAGCAAGATGATGAGGTCAACAAATCGTTTGTGATTCCACAAAACGATGACGGTGCGGTGCAGATTCAATCTGGTTCTTATTACGGTACCTATGTTGATCTTGACGGCGTTGTTAGAAATGAAATCGAACTCATCACCCGCTATCGTGAAATGTCGATGCAGCCAGAAATGGAAACTGCTGTCGATGAAGTCGTCAATGAAGCTATTGTAAATACCGATTCTGATAAAGGTATTGAACTCAATCTCGATGACTTGAAGCAACCCGAAGCCATTAAGAAAAAAATTATCGACGAGTTCAATCAGATTCTCAGATTGCTCAACTTTGGTAACATGGGTCATGATATCTTCCGCCGTTGGTATATCGACGGCCGTCTGTTCTATCATATTATCGTTGAAGATGGTTCAATCTCTAAAGGTATTCAAGAAGTTAGATATATCGATCCAAGAAGAATCCGTAAGATCCGCGAGATTCAAAAAGGCAAAGACGTTAAAACTGGTATCGAGATCATCAAGAGAACCAATGAATACTATCTCTATAATGAGCGTGGTGTTATTGGCGCACATTCTAACATGGGCACCAAGATCGCCGTTGATTCTGTTGTTAATGTTAACTCAGGTCTGATGGATGCCAAGAGAGCGATGGTTCTCTCATACCTACACAAATCAATTAAGCCTCTTAACCAGCTTCGCATGGTTGAAGATGCGGCAGTTATCTATCGTCTATCACGCGCACCTGAACGCAGAATCTTCTATGTTGATGTTGGTAACATGCCTACAGTTAAGGCTGATCAATATCTTAAAGACATTATGACCAAGTATCGTAACAAGCTGGTCTATGATTCTAGCACCGGTGAAATTAAAGATGATCGTAAACATCTTTCTATGCTCGAAGATTTCTGGTTGCCTCGCCGTGAAGGTTCTAAAGGCACAGAGATCACTACACTTCCAGGTGGTGCCAATCTTGGTGAACTGGAAGATGTTAAGTATTTTGAAAAGAAACTATATAAGTCATTAGGTGTTCCAACATCAAGACTAGAATCGTCTCAGGGTTTCTCACTGGGTCGTTCTACAGAAATTACCAGAGATGAGTTGAAGTTCAATAAGTTCATCAGCCGTCTCCGCAATAAGTTTTCTATTCTATTCGATGATCTTCTACGCATTCAGTTAGTTCTGAAGAAGGTCTGCACAGAAGAAGAATGGAATGATTTCAAAGAAGATATCTGGTACGACTTCAAGAAAGACAACAACTTTGATGAACTCAAGGAAGCTGAACTTCTTACAAATAGATTGACACTGCTACAGGTTGTTGATCCTTATGTTGGTCGTTACTTCTCGAAAGAATGGGTTCGCAAAAACGTTCTTCAATTCAGTGATGAAGATATCATGGAGATTGATGAACAGATTGCTACTGAAGCACAAGATGCTCAGCCTACAATGGATGCAATGGGTAATCCTATTGACCCCGCTACAGGTCAACCACTAGCACCACCGGCACAACAAGGAGCGCCTCCTGTCGGTCCAAACGGTCAACCTATTGATCCCGCCACTGGCCAAGAAGCTCCGCCGCCACCTCCACCTAAGTTTGAAATTCGTGGTAATGAAATGGAAGCCGCATGAGTAACATCAAGAAGTTCAGCAAGTTCATGAAAGAAGATTTGACTGGTGCGTTAGTAGAGCCGCAGTCAAACTCATCTGCTGAAGCTAAGAAGATGGGCCTTACATATGTAGGATTTGGTCGTTATACTGACAACACAGGTCAAGTTACTCATATTGTGCAGAATGATAATTTGATTCCTTTCTCTAAAGCGGTTAAGACCAATTCGTTTAAGCAACTCAGTGGTGATGATTATGGTTCATATGCACAGTCTATGCAACCACAAATCAATCAGACACACCAAGATATGACAAGTTCATATCCACCAGAGAATTTTTCTAACGACGAGTTAGATGCTATCAAGGCATACACTCAGGGTTCATATTATGATATCAATGAAAAACTAGCAACACTACCTACAGGTGTGGCTTCAAATAAGATTCAGCCAGAGTTTGATGGTGATAACAGACCTCAAATGATTGCATCTCTAGACTCAGCATTGAGTAAGAGCCAAACACCAGTAGATATGCTACTATACGCAGGTCTCAGCCAAGACTATGATCCTCTGAGTCTTAGTGCTGGTAAAAAGTTTACGTTTAAAGGATTTCGTTCAGCAACACTAGACCCAACAGTCGTTCTGAACGGCGATAGCAAGATGGTAATGCAGATTAGAGTTACAGCAGGTTCAAACGGAATGTATCTAGATGACTACTCCGCTGTTCCTGGTGAAAAAGAGTTTCTACTACCTAGAGGTTCACAGATAAAAGTTATTAGTGGACCTAACAAGATGGTTGGTAGTAATGCTACAACACAGGACTCTAGTAAACAAATTGCATACTATGATTGCCAATTGGTAAAGTGATATAAATATCTAATCGGAGGATGAAATGCATATTAAAGAAGCACTCAAGAACATTCTAGACAAAAAGCTAGATACGATGAAAGAAAACTTCAATGCCGCTTTGACCAGTAAGGCTGTTCAAAAACTCGAAGAAAAGAAGATCGAGATTGCACAGACTTACTTTGGAAAGAAGTAAGCCATGAAGAAGGTCGGGCAAATCAGAGAAAACTATAACATCTTGACAGAAAAAGATGATGCGGAGATGCGTAAACTCACATCTCTAGTTCGCGCTGGTTTGTTCGATGCGAAGAAACTACCGATGCTCAAAAGAGCATTGAACAAAGACCCTAAAGATATGACACCTGCTGAACGCAAGATACTCATTGAACTACTCGACAGTTTGATGGGTGAGGTTCTTGGTTCTCAGCAGGTCTATCAGAAGGTCAGACAAGATGTAATGAAGGAAGAACTTAGTGAAGCTAAGACTTCTGACGGCTATCTATCGAAGTATGATCCACGCTATGATAAGATGCCTAGTGAAAAACAAATTCCTACTATCATCATTCTAAAGCGTAAAGCCATTCGTATCTATCCAGATAATCAGAAGGTGGCTCTATACTACTCTCAGGCCCTCGACAAGTATGTGACTATTCCTTTTGGTACCTTTGATGGCAGTAGTTCGATGAATGAAGAAGTCGAATACTTCTCAGAGTCTCGTGCTGTAGAGTTAATGCCTGCAAGAGAGAGATTCAAGGCGAAGAGAAAATTACAGATTGATGAATTTTATCAGGCAGCAGCACCTATAGTTGCGCCAGTAATAGGTGCCGTAGCTAGAACAGCCAGACCAATTCTTGGTCGTTTACTCGGTGGTGCAATGGCAGGTAAAATCGCTAGTGATGCGACAGAAGGTTCATCAGACACCAAATCTAAAATAACTAGTATGCTTTTGAAGAAAGATGCTGAAAAAAAGAGCGAATCTGATAGAGAATCACAAAAAGCCAAATCTTTTTCTTTTTTACCTAAAGAGAAGCCTACTGAAGCTCCACCGGCACAACCTGAACCTTCGAAACCAGTAAAACCTGTTACAGTTCCAGATAAACCGGCTAATGATCCAGGTCATGACCCAGCCAAGAAACCTGATTTCAAACCTTTTAAACCTTTAAGACCGGTTAGGGTTCCAAAACCGGCTAATGATCCAAAACAACCCGATAAAGCTCCGGATAAACCTGCTCCTGTAGAAACGCCGGCTCCAGCACCGGCTCCTGTTATACCGGCTCCAGCTCCAGTTACACCGGCTCCTGTTATACCGGCTCCAGCTCCAGTTACACCGGCTCCTGTTACGGCTCCTGTTACGGCTCCTGTTACGGCTCCTGTTACGGCTCCTGTTACGGCTCCTGGCACTAAAACTGATACAAAAACTCAAACTGATACAAAAACTAAGACAGATACTAAAACTAAGACAGATACTAAAACATCTAGTCGTCAACCGTGGCGCGAAAGACTTAAACCTTTATTGCCACCATTCTCTTTACCAGATGTTAACATCGATAAAGGTTTAAGAGATCCTGCTAAGTTCTCATTAGCCGCACACATTAGCAAACCAAAAGGTGATGTTAGAACCGGTGTGCAGCAGCGTGATAATAACATGTTTAGAAAAAGTCTACAGAACGAAGAAACACCTGCGGCGCCTGCGATCATATATAAGAAAAGAGTTGACCCCGCTAAATTCGGTAACATTAGAGTTTCAACTAATAGACCATCCGGTAACACAGACGTTAGAACTGGTGTATCAGCCAGAGATGCTATGATGTATAGAAGATCGCTTCAGCAGAATGAAGGTATTCTAACTAAACTAAAGAATGTAACCGAAAATAAAAACTTACATCTTACTTTAGGTGATGATTCAGTTATTATAAATAAAACAGTAGCTAATAAAATATTGACAGTTTATGAATCTGTCAGCAAAGAAAACAAAAAGAAGATTGAAGATATGCTGAATGAGAGCGTTGATTCGGTCAAGAAGATCATAAACTTCGTAGCAAGGCAGTAAGAAATGGCAAACATAGTAAACTCACAAATTCTTGTAGATACCAGCAAGAGAACTCTAATTAGATATAGTATTGTTTCAGATGGAACTGCGGCCAATAACAGTAATGCAACTCTATTGAATGCTTCTTCTTTGAAAGGCGCACTCAATACCAACGGTTACATTATGACCAGCAATACGGATCCAAAATCTAACTATAGACTATCAATCAAGAGAGTTTTCGGCGCATCACATGCTGGTGGTTTCTTCAGAATCAAGTGGCAGAGCGATTCTAATAATGATATCATGATTTTCCCACGAGGCCCCTTTGACTATAACTTCGAAAGTATGGGTGATGGTGCTGTAATTCCTCAACCAATAAATGAAGCTAATGTCAATGGTAATATTCTGTATGGTGCGGTTAGTGGTGCAGCAAATGATGGTTTAACAATCTTTCTTGATCTTCGTAAAGATGCTAGAGACTATGATGCGGGCCAGACAGCGGATCCTGTAGCATTCAACAGAGGCAGAGCGGCTCTATAATGAAACAGTTAGTAGAAAAAATCACATCTAAAGATTTTGATCAGGCTAATGATCTTCTCTCAGAAGAATTGAAAATCATTCTCGAACGCAAGATGTTTGAGATGAAGAAAATGGTTGCGGCTCGTATGGAACAGAATGCACATGATGTGCGTATGAAACGCCTTCGTATGGATGTTCTTGAAGAAGATGATGATGAATCTTCTGGTGATGAAAGTTCCATGGCCCGTTCAGAACTAACCGCCATCGCAAAAGATGCTAAGACCATTATGTCTAAGATAAAAGGCAATAAAGAACTTGAAGCTTGGACACAATCTAAGATAACAAAATCGGCCGATTATATGAATGCTGTTGCCGATTATATGGAAGGTGATGATAAGCTTGATGAGGCTCGTATCGCTATCATCAAGGCTCGTATTCGCGGCGGTAAGATTCAGCGCCGTAAAAAAGTATCTCTTGTTCCTGGAATGACATTACGCGGTGGTAAACTCACTCGTATGTCACCAGCAGAACGTAGAGCCCGCAAGATGGGTGCCAGAAAAGGTGCTCGTAAATCAAGACAGAAGCAATCTCAGTCATTGCGTAAAAGAAGGCTCTCTCTTATGAAGAGAAAGAGATTGGGAATCTAAGATGAAACTTATTTCAGAAGAAGTATTAAACGTAAGATACCTTGTTGAAGATAATGGTAAAGGCGGAAAAGACCACTTTATCGAAGGTATCTTTATGCAGGCTGAACGCAAGAACCGTAATGGTCGTGTTTATCCACACCAAATTCTTTCAAAAGAAGTTGAAAGATACAATCGTGATTATGTCAGTAAGAACAGAGCATTTGGTGAACTCGGTCATCCAGACTCACCAACAATCAATCTAGATCGTGTATCACACATGATTACAAGCTTATCACCAGATGGTAACAACTTCATGGGTAAAGCTAAGATAATGGATACTCCAAACGGTAAAATTGTGAAGAGTTTATTAGACGGCGGAGCCAGTCTAGGCGTATCAACCAGAGGCGTAGGGTCTCTGAAGCCATCAAACGGGTTTCAACTCGTTCAAGACGATTTTCACTTAGCTACAGCGGCAGACATTGTAGCAGACCCATCAGCACCAGATGCTTTCGTAAGAGGTATCATGGAGAATGCTGAATGGATTCTCGTTAACGGTAAATGGACTCAGCAACATCTCGAACATGCTAAGAAGTTAATCACTGAAGCTAATCGAAATGATGTTGAAGCTGTAGCACTGAAAGTTTTTCATAATTTTATCTCGAAACTCTAAGTTATATAAATAATAAAAGGAAAAGGAGTATTCTACTATGAGCAAGTCTCTTACAGATGTAGCAAAACAGATCCTTGCCGAGTCAAATGATTCTGCACCAGATCGTGATGCTAATAGCACTACACCACTTAAATCATCTCTACGCCCTAACGCAAAGGCTGTAGAAGGTCGATTTGCAAATCCAGGCGCAATGGTCGCAACTCAAGGCGCAGCCTTGCTTGACACCGCACCTACAACAGTTCCTGGTGCAACCACTAAGAAAGATACCTCAGCCTCTTCGCAATCACGCAGAGGTGTTGGCAAGGCGGATGATAAACCTGTTAAGAACAAAGATTCTGCTGAAATCATGGAAGATGATGATTCATATGCTGGTTCTGAAGTAATGGAAGAAGATTATGAAATTTCTGAAGAACTAGAAGCTTTCATCGCTGAAAAGATGGAAGAAGGTCTTTCAGAAGAAGAAATTGCTGAAGCCATTGACGAAAACTTCGAACTCGTTTCAGAAGAAGTAGTTGAAGAAGAATCCACAGAATACACAGTAGACATGTCTGAACATGTTGAAGCACTTCTTGCTGGTGAAGAACTCTCAGAAGAATTTAAAGAAAAAGCTAAGACAATCTTCGAAGCGGCTGTTAAGTCGAAAGTAGAAGAAGAAATTGCTCGTATCGAAGAAGCCTATGCTGAAACTCTCGATGAGCAAGTAGCACAGATTCAAGAAGAACTATCTTCAAACGTTGATGATTACCTGAACTATGTTGTTGAACAGTGGGTATCAGAAAACGAAGTTGCTATCGAAGCTGGCCTCCGTTCTGAATTGACAGAAGAATTTATCTCTGGTCTCCGTAACCTGTTCTCTGAACATTACATTGACATTCCAGAAGAAAAGATTTCTGTTATCGAAGAAATGTCAGAAAAAGTTGCTGAACTTGAAGAAAAACTCAATGAAGAAATTGAACGTAATGTCAATATGACAAAGGCTATCAATGAATCAAAACAGTATGAAATTCTTGTTGATGCCTGTGAAGGTCTCACAGATACTCAGGCTGAAAAGATGAAGTCTTTGGCTGAAGGCATCAATTTCAATTCTGCCGCCGAATTTGCCCAGAAGATCAATATCATCAAAGAAAACTATTTCATCTCAAATGTTAAGTCTGAGAATGTTCTCGACAATAATGAGATTGCCAATGATGGTAGAATGATTTCTGAAGAACTCAACGGTCCAATGGCTGCTTATGTCAAAACACTTGGTCGTCAAGTTCCTAAGTCAAAATAAAGTTTCTTATAAATAACCAATACGAATATCGTAAGATTTCAAAAGGAGAATACTAAAATGTATCTTACAGAACACCTAGAAAGTAAATGGGCTCCGGTCCTTGACCATGACGGTCTGAATCCAATTAAGGATCAGTATCGTCGTGCTGTTACAGCAATGGTTCTTGAAAACCAAGAAAAAGCCATGGCTGAAGAATCTCGCCAGCTAAACGAAACCGCACCAACAAACAACTACGGCGGTGGTAATATTGGTTCATACGATCCAATCTTGATCTCCCTAGTTCGTCGTGCGCTTCCAAACCTACTCGCATACGATATCTGCGGCGTTCAGCCAATGACAGGCCCAACCGGCCTGATCTTCGCAATGCGTTCACGCTATGCTTCACAGACAGGCACAGAAGCTCTCTTCAACGAAGCTAACACTGCCTTCACAGGTACCAATGCTGCCGGCGCTAACGGTAACGTTCGAGGATCATTTGCCAACACAAACCCTGTATATGATACATCTGCGGCCGCGGTATATGGTGTTGGTGCCGGTATGACAACCGCTCAGTCTGAAGCTCTTGGTGACGTTTCAACAAACATGTTTGCTGAAATGGCGTTCTCAATCGACAAAGTTACCGTTACTGCAAAGTCACGCGCTTTGAAGGCTGAATACACCATGGAACTTGCACAGGACTTGAAGGCTGTTCATGGTCTTGACGCTGAGACAGAACTTGCTAACATCTTGTCAACAGAAATCCTTGCTGAAATCAACCGTGAAGTTGTTCGTTCTATCTATCGTTCAGCTACAGTTGGCGCTCAGTATGGTGTTACAACTGCTGGTACTTTCGATCTTGACACCGATTCAAACGGCCGTTGGTCAGTTGAAAAGTTCAAAGGTCTTGTGTTCCAGATCGAACGCGATGCTAATGCGATTGCTCGTGCAACTCGTAGAGGTAAGGGCAACATCATCATCGTTTCTTCAGACGTTGCGTCTGCTCTTGCGATGGCCGGTGTTCTTGACTACACCCCTGCTCTTCAGGTTAACCTGAATGTTGATGATACTGGCAACACCTTCGCTGGTACTCTTCATGGTCGTATTAAAGTCTACATCGATCCTTACTTCGGTGGTTCTGCAAACGGCGACGAACTCTGCACCGTCGGTTACAAAGGTACTTCACCTTATGACGCCGGTTTGTTCTACTGCCCATACGTTCCACTTCAGATGGTTCGCGCTATCGGTCAAGACAGCTTCCAGCCAAAGATCGGCTTTAAGACTCGTTACGGCATGGTTGCTAACCCATTCGCTACCGTTGCCGGCGACGGTCAGGTTGCTGACCGCACTACAAATGCTAACAATGCGAACATCTACTATCGCATTTTCCGCATTCGTAACCTTACATAATCAGAATAAGATTATTCGAAAACAAACTGGGCGGGGGAAACCTCGCCCTTTTTTTTATATAAATATGTGAAAGAGGATCTTTCATGGCCACTACATCAGTTATCAATACAATACCTGAGAATACCAGCATTCTTCAATCGACAAAGTTTACCTTTGTTATTCCAGATTTGTCTTTTGCCAGATATTTCTGTCAGACGGTAAGTTTGCCTGGAGTATCCACTTCTGAAGTTGCTGTTGTTTCACCTTTCTCTAATACATACAGACATGGTGATAAGCTGGTCTATGATCCATTCACAATCAATGCTATCGTTGATGAAGAACTCCGTGTATGGGAAGAAACCTATAAGTGGCTCTTATCGATTACAAAACCAGAATCATATGCTCAATATGGCCTATACAATGGTTCACCTAGAAATGCCTACTATGATGGCATCTTAACAATCAATACCAATGCCAACAATCCAAACATCCGCATCAAGTTTAAGAATTGTCACCCGACAGCATTAGGTGCTATTCAGTTTAACACAGCTATCAATGCCGATACGATCCCGACAGCAGATATTAGCTTTAGATACGATAGTTTCGATATAGAACGTCTTTGATGGTTGCCAAACTCTAAAGTTTCCTCTATAATTGGATACATTTTAGATATGAGGTAACATGAAACCGCCAGTCAGTATAGATGATCTAATGGAAATGTGGAGCACCGACTCGAAGGTCGATGAGACTGAACCTTCTCGTGAGTTGGCTAAGGTATCTTCACTACATGCAAAATATCTCCGTATTCTAACTCACCACAACCTCATCGTTAAGAAAATCAACATAGATTATGTAAAGATGAAGCGTGTCAAGTGGGAATACTACAATGGTGACTTGAACAATCCAGAAGATTTGGAAACCTACAATCTTCAACCACTGCTCAAAAAGATCATACGGCAAGACATACCTATATACTTAGACTCAGACAACGATCTAAACAATCTGCTCATGCGAAAGGTTCTACACCAAGAGATTGTTGATTTCTGTGCTTCAGTTTTGAAAGAGATCAACAACCGCACTTGGCAGTTGAGATCATTTATAGAATGGGAAAAGTATACAAGTGGTGGATAAGTTATCGATATATAACATCAATGAGGTTTATGTTGGTATAGATTGCCCTGAAGGAGCATCATATGAACTCCGTGAGCATTTTACACTTCAAGTTCCTGGTTATCAATTTACACCTCAATACCGTAACAAACTGTGGGATGGTAAGATAAGATTATGGGATACAAGAAGTCGTAGAATCTATAGAGGTCTTGTTCCATACATTGTCAAGTTTTGTGAAGAGCGTGACTATGAGTGGGAGTATGATAATGAGGTTTATGATGAAGAGTTTTCGTTAAGTGAGGCCGAACAATTCTTCACGAAGTTAAACCTTCCTGAGAAGTATAAACCAAGGGACTATCAAATTGACGCTTTCGTTCACGCTGTTCGCACTCGCCGTAGTCTGCTTCTCTCTCCTACTGCTTCTGGTAAGTCGCTCATCATTTACTTACTTGTGCGCTATTACTCATCTCGGACTCTTATTATTGTTCCAACTATTTCTCTTGTCAGTCAGTTGGCTACTGATTTTGCCGATTATGGTTTTGAAAGTGATCGCTTTGTTCACCGTATCTATGGCGGAGAAGATAAACAGACAAATAAACCAATCACCATCTCTACATGGCAGTCGCTCTATAAACTCCCTAAAAAATATTTCGAACAATTTGATGTGATCATCGGTGATGAAGCGCATCTCTTTAAAGCTAAGTCACTGGCCAGCATCATGGAGAACCTTGCAAATTCAAAGTATAGATTTGGATTTACAGGGACATTAGATGGTACTAAGACACACAAGCTAGTTCTCGAAGGCCTATTTGGCACTGTTCGTAAGGTAACAACTACCAAAGAACTTATGACACAGGGTCATGTTGCAGATTTCATTATTAAGTGTTTGTTGCTGAAACATGGCGATAGTATTTGTCAAGCCGCTAAGAACTTCACATATCCTCAAGAGATTGAATATCTAGTCCTTAATGAATCCAGAAACAAGTTTATATCTAATCTAGCCTTATCTCTCGAAGGTAATACACTTGTTCTGTATCAGTTTGTCGATAAGCATGGTGTCATTCTCCATGATATTATAAATAAAGCATCAACTGGTCAGAGAGTGTTCTTTGTGTCTGGTAATGTCGATGGTGAAGCTAGAGAAGAGATTAGAAAGATTGTTGAGGGAGAAACTAATGCTATCATCGTAGCATCATACGGAACCTTCTCGACTGGTATCAATATTAAGAATCTACATAACATCATCTTCGCCTCGCCTTCTAAATCAAGAGTTCGTAATCTACAGTCAATCGGTCGTGGTCTACGCATATCAGAAACTAAAACTTCTGCAACTCTATTTGATATAGCAGATGATCTAAGACACAAGAAACATGAGAACTTCACCCTGAAACACTTTTCAGAACGCATAAAAATTTATAGTGAAGAGAAGTTTGATTTTAGAATCTACAAGATAGAACTCAAAGGATAAGACCATGGAATTAGAACAGTCTGTCAAGTTTGTTAGAATGACCTCAGGTGAAGATTTGATCTCTCAGATCACCGAAGTGAAATCGGATGATGATTCGGAGAGCTATTATATACTAACAAACCCCATGAGACTAACATATTCTGTTGGTGGTTCTAATAGACCTGGAATGTTTTCTATCAATCTCATGCAATGGGTTTTCAATAGAATCTGTGAAGATCAAGACTTCACCATCTATCCTGTAGATATTCTCACCATTGGTAATCCTACAGATGATATGATAGAATATTATTGGGATTGTGTTGATAACTTTGAGAAAATGAAAGAGAAGAATAAGAATAACACCGAATACGTCAAACCTTCTGATGGTGAAGAAGAGTTTGAGGAGTTTGTTGATGATACTGAAAGTCTGGAACTCCTAAAGAATTTACTGGAAGGTATCAACAAACCTTTGAAAGGAACGTTACACTGATGGTTGAGAAGAACAAATACCTTATCGAAGAAGGTGCATACGATTTCGGATTCACCTTCTCTAATGAAGAAGATATCGTAGCTACTCACACTGAGTATGCATCAATGTCTGAACAGGTAGAGGATTTGAAAGAGAGACTCTATGCTCTCAATAAGATATTCTTACCTCTACTGGAGAATCTTATTAAAGACCCTGATAAACCTATGATCAAATGGCCTAATAGGAAAGAGGTTATTGAGAAACAGATTAAGAAGCTGAAACAAATCACTAACATCTAACCAAACCATTACACTATTTCATTAACGGAGGACATAGCAGTTATAGCACAATGTCAACCAGTTGTCAAGAGGTATTTCATGATTAAGCCAAAAAAAGTTCATTATGTTGATAATCAGAAGTTTTATCAAGCCATTGTTGAGTATCGTCAGAAGCTTCAGGATGCTAGAACTGAAGGTCTTCAAGATCCTAGAATACCAAACTATATCGGTGAATGTATTTGGAAGATTGCGGACAAGTTGTCAACCAAACCTTGCTTCATGAACTACTCATATCGTGATGAGATGATTTCAGATGGTATAGAGAATTGTATCATGTATTTTAAGGATTATGATCCAGTTAAAGGTCAGAATCCTTTTGCATACTTCACACAGGTCATTTACTATGCTTTCATTCGTCGAATCAGTAAAGAAGAAAAGAATCGCTATATAATCTATAAGAACTTCCAAAACGTTCTATGCAGCACTGATATGAGAGTTTTGGTAGATCATGAAGATAAGCACTTGCTTCCTTCTCAAATGTATGATAATATAAATGACTTCATGAGTAGGTTTGAGAAGAAGGAAGAAGCGAAGAAAGCAAAGCGCAAGTTGATGAAAGAAAATAACTTGCTGAAGTTTTATGAGGAAAAAGAAAATGAAGGAAGAGTTTCCGAACATACCCTTTCAGGTTGAGAACCTAATCGAGAATATGATGGACAAGAATGAACGCCCACACATTCGAGATAACTATCGATCAAGATTGGAATATATTAGAACAGCGATTGATCAAAATATCCGTAAGTATGATAACGATGCAATGATGCATGGTGGTGGAAAGAAGAGAGCATAACTTGAAAGTAGCTATTATCACAGATACACACTGGGGAATCAGAAATGATTCTCCAGTTTTTTACGATTACTTTAAGAAATCCTTAGAGCAATTCTGGCAAGTCATTCAAGATGAGGATGTTAAATATATTCTACATCTAGGTGATCTATTTGATCGTCGTAAGTATTTGAACTTCATGACGGCCAAACGTTGCCGTGAGGACTTCTTGGAGCCTATCGAGAGACTGAAGATACCCACAATGATCGCCTGTGGTAACCATGATGTGTTCTACAAGAACACCAATGATGTAAACGCACTGGACGAAATCTTAGGTGATAGATATGAATATATTAGACACTTTAAAAAACCTGAACTTGTCAACATCGATGGCTTGGATGTCCAACTTATACCGTGGATTACCGAGTCGAACTACGATGAATCAATGGAAGCAATCAAGCACTCAAAAGCTGAAATCCTTATGGGACACCTCGAACTTAACGGCTTCGAAATGTTTAGAGGTAGTATCTCGGACCACGGCTTATCTGCTAATCTCTTTGATCGCTATGATATGGTTATGTCTGGTCATTATCATCATAAGTCCACTACTAGGAATATTCATTACCTTGGTGCTTTTGCTGAGTATACATGGAGTGATTATAACGATCCTAGAGGGTTTCATATCTTCGACACCCAAACAAGACAAATGACCTTCCATAAGAACCCGCATAACATCTTTAAGATGATGGCCTATGATGATGTGAAGAACCCTAACATTCTACAGGACATTCAGGCTAAAGACTATAGTGCCTTTGCTGGTTGTTATGTGAAGATTGTCTGTGTGAACAAGACTAATCCATACTCGTTTGATATGTTACTAGATAAGCTATATCAGGTCTCGCCTCTAGATATCTCTATCATCGAAGATGTTTCAGCATTCAAGGACAATGAAGAGGACTCTGAGATTGATCAGGCTGAAGATACGGTAACCATTCTATCAAAGTATATTGATGGCTTGACATTACCTGTAGAAACTGATAAGATGAAGTCTTATATGAAAGATATCTATACGGAAGCTTTACAAGTGGAGTTTGCTGAATGACGAAGGTGATTGTAAGACCTGAAACGACTACTCATGTCCTAGATTTCATGTTTCATATGATCAAAGATAAAGAAGAGGCAAAGAATGTTGCTGATCTTATCGGTGACAAACAGATTTTTCATGTAGCAAGAGGTGTCGATCCTGACACCTTTCAACCCATCCTTTACTTCGCTATTCCTGAAGATAACACTCCGTTCAATGCTTGGTTGAAATATGGCTCTACGATGGAACTATTGGTAAAATCTGATGATACTGTTTGAAAAGATTCGATGGAAGAACCTGCTATCAACAGGTAACATCTTTACAGAGATCAAGCTCAATGAAACGTCTAACTCCCTAGTCATTGGCGACAACGGAGCAGGAAAGTCTACAATACTAGACGCACTGTGCTTTGCTCTTTTTGGTAAAGCCTTTCGTAAGATTAACAAGCCGGCTCTGGTCAACTCAGTCAACACTAAGGAGTGTGTGGTTGAGATTGAGTTTAAGACTAATGGTAAAGCCTATAAGATTATTCGCGGTATCAAACCGAATGTCTTTGAAATCTACTGCGAAGGTATTGTCATCAATCAAGACTCGGCTTCTAGAGACTATCAAGAACATCTAGAAAAATTCATACTCAAGATGAACTATAAGTCTTTCACTCAGATTGTTATTCTGGGTTCGGCTTCGTTTACTCCTTTCATGCAGTTGTCGGCTAATGATCGTAGAACTGTCATTGAAGATTTGCTTGACATTCAAATCTTCTCTATCATGAGCAACATCACTAAACAGAGATCAAGCACCAATAAAGACTTGATTGAACGTAATAGACTGAATCTTTCTGCTAAAGAAGATATGAAGTCTTACATTGAAAAGAGCATCGTCAGTCTGAAGAAGAATAATGAGGACAAGAAGAATGTCTTGCTTTCACAAAAAGAAGATCATGAACAATCGATCATCACCCACAAAGAAGAAGTTCGTTCCCTTGACGAGAGGCTCACTGGCCTTCTTGAACAGGCCGGTGAAAAAGCGAAAAGTAAAGACAAGCACAAGAAACTGATTGCGCTACAATCAAAGATTGAATCTAATTCGAATAGAATTGAATCTGAAATCTCCTTCTATTGTGATAATGACACTTGCCCAACTTGTCATCAATCTATTGACAGTGGCTTCAAAGCTGAGGCGGTTGATAGTAATACCAAAAAACTCGAAGAACTCTCTCAAGGTCTCAGAGATATTGGAGATCAAATCTCTATTTGTGTTACTACCGTCAACGAATCTGATAAGCTTGTCGTAGAGGCCAGCAATGTAAAGAATCGCATAACATCGGTCAACGCCAACATTGCCAACTTGATTTCGCATATCAATGATATTGAGGATCAGGTTGAACAGATTGATGGTTCAGATACGATGTTGATCGATAATGAGACTTCTCTCAAGACCATCTTTGAAGAGTTGGCTATACTCAACAAAGAAAAGTATGACTTGCTGACAGAGAAAAAGTATATTGAGACTGCTATCAGTCTACTTAAAGATGGTGGTATCAAGACTAAGATCATCAAACAATATCTTCCTATCATCAACAAACTGATCAACAAGTATCTTGCTCAGATGGGATTCTTCGTAAACTTCAACATCAACGAACAGTTCGAAGAGACTATCAAGAGCCGTTACCGTGATGACTTCTCATACCACAACTTCTCTGAAGGTGAGAAGATGCGTATCGACCTTGCTCTCCTTTTCACATGGAGAACGATAGCTAGAATGCGTAACTCGGTCAACACGAACCTCCTTATCCTCGATGAGGTTCTGGACGGTTCACTAGATACAAGTGGTACAGATGAGTTCCTGAAGATCATGTGGGATATGCTCGGTGATACCAATACCTTTGTTATAAGCCATAAGACGGATACACTACTCGACAAGTTTCAGAAAGTGTATCGATTTGAGAAGCATAAGAATTTCTCTCGCCTTTCCGTCTAATCTGGTATATAATAGTATATTATTTGAAAGTGAGTAGGTATGTCTGAAGAAATTGAAGAAGTTGAAATTGAAGAAGTAGCCGTCAAAGATCCGTTTCTCGAAAAGCAATGGGAAGATTGGCTTGCGGCCAATGATGTTACACAACTTCAAGCACCAACAGATGAAGAACTTCGTGATGCTGTCATCCGTGATTTGCAACATGCATCTCAGATGACTGTCGGTGAATATACTTTGTTTCAAAAGTGGTGTGAGATTCAAGAACGATATCCTACACAAGAGATATCAACACTCTTTGGTGAAGAAGTCCAGATGGACAAAGACCAAGAGATGTTCATCAAGGGTATTAAAGACAATATCTGGATTCCTAAATCACCAGAAGATTATCTCGAACTTCAGCCTGAACTAATTTACACCAAAGATTCAGAAATGTCTGAAACATGGAACGGCATCCGCACCTTTACCTCTACCATGAAGAACAATTCTAACATTGGTCGAAACCTTAACTATATCGTGATCGACCGCAAGTCTGGTAAATATCTTGGTGTCATGTGCATCTCATCTGACTTCCTTGATTTGACTCCTCGTGATCAATATATTGGTTGGGAACGTGAGAAGAAAACTCAGGGTCATATGATCAACTACACCGCTATTGGTTCGACCATCGTGCCGTTGCAACCTCTTGGTTATAACTATGTTGGTGGTAAACTCTTGGCCTTGCTGTGTCTGTCTGATGAGGTTCAATATCAGTGGAAGAAACAATATGGTGATGTTCTGGCTGGTGTGACAACCACTTCACTATATGGTATGAAGAAGCAAGGCGGTCTCAGCCAGTATGATAACCTGAAGCACTGGAAGAAGATGGGCTATTCGTCTGGTTCAGTCTCATATGAAACAACCAAGCCTACAGTAACAATGATTCGTGATTGGCTGAAGAAGAACCATACTCGTAAGTATTTCGAATGGTATTCGGCTAAGAAGCAAAGTGGTCAGCCATATAAACGTGACCATAAGAATCGTTCATATACTTTCACATACAGTAAGTTGAGCATACCTAAAGAGTTGATTCGATCTGAACATCAACGCGGAATCTATTTCTCACCATTGTATAACAATACGAATGATTTCCTCTGTGGTAAGATCGGCGAAAAAGATTTGGTTAAGTCTTTCGATACTTCATATGAATACCTGACTACACTCTGGAAAGAGAAGTATGCCGCTAAACGTATTCGTAATCTACAAGAGACTGATCGAGTTTCTACTGAAACGTTGTTCTATGATGATCAGATATACTTGAAGTGGGAAGAAGTTAAGGAAAAGTATCTAGGTCAGGTTGGTCGATGATTTGCTATTCCGTAAAAGTTGATGTATAATCCAAGGGTTGGTGAAAACCAGCCTTTTTCATTTGGTATGCGTTGGATGCAGGTCTAGTATTCTCTTTTTGTAGTTGACTTTACCTCCATCTCCGTTATACTGAAGGCATAATCAATGAGGGTCTTATGTCGGAACAGAACATCCAGTCCAAATCGCAATTAGCCAAGCTGCTGGCGACCGAGAACATCTCGTTCCAGCATGATCCTTCGGCTCGAACTGCCTACTTTGACGTTAAAAACCGTATCTTGGTTCTTCCAGTTTGGCAGAACATTTCAAACGACCTTTATGATATGTTGGTCGTTCATGAGGTGGGCCATGCTCTTGATACACCGGCTGATGGCTGGATGAATGCCATTGATAGCATTGCTCAGAATGTCCACGGTTCGAAAAACCAAAAGTATCAAAGTGCTATCAAAGGCTTCCTCAATGTTGTTGAAGATGCCCGTATCGATAAGCGCCAGAAGCGCCGGTATCCAGGTGCCAAGCGTAACTACATTGTTGGCTACAAAGAACTGATCGAACGTGACTTCTTTGGCACTTCCAAAAAGAATGCCAATGATATGTCTTTCATCGACCGCTTGAATATGTATTTCAAGGGCGGTTCAATGGGCACCTTGGGTCGTATCATCTTCAGTAAAGAAGAAGCACCTTTCGTCAAGCGGGTTGAAAACGCCGAGACCTTCGAAGATGTTGTCGCCTTGACCGAAGAGATTTATCGTTTCTCGAAGGACAAAGGCGAAGAACAGCAACAGCAGATGGAAGATTTCCGTATGGCTGAAGGCGAAGAAGATGGTGATGACCTCGAAGAAGGTGATGACTTCGATTTTGATGATGATGTAGAAGAAACCGAAACCGATGGTTCTGGTTCTGATGAAGGTGACTCCGAAGATGAGTCTGAGGAAGAAGATGGTTCACCTTCTGATAAGAAGGATGAACCTAAAGATTCCGAAGAAGAAGAAGAAAAAGGTCAAACCTCTAATGAAGGTGCTGGCCCTACCGATGGAGACTTTGTTCCTCAATCTGAGACTGAAAAGGCTTGGGAAGAAAACATCTCAAACATTGTCGCCGATGATAACATCAACTATATCTACATGAACCTTCCTAAACCTAATCTCGATAATATTGTTGATGATTATAAGATTGTTCTCAAGGCAATGGAAGCCGAACTCCTCTCTCGCGGTCCTGAAGCCTTCAAGACTGTTACTGAAGAATTTGGTAAGTTTAAGGCTGAAGAAAACTCCACCATTTCTTACATGGTGAAAGAATTTGAAAGCCGAAAATCTGCTGAGGCCTATTCGAAGATTTCGGTTGCTAAGACCGGTGTCATTGATACCAACAAGCTTCACTCTTATCGGTACAATGATGATATCTTCCGCCGCTTGGCTACTCTGCCTAACGGTAAAAACCACGGCTTCATCATGTTCCTCGATTGGTCTGGTTCTATGATCGACAACATGTCCAAGACCGTCAAGCAACTGATCAGCCTGACCATGTTCTGTAAGCGGGTTCAGATTCCGTTCGAAGTCTACTTCTTCCGTGACCCTTGCTATACTGACGGTGATCACATTAAAACTTCTTTCAATCCCGATCCAAAGGCGTTTAAGTTAAACAACTTCCGCTTGCGGAACATCCTTTCGTCTCGGATGAACCTGACGGAATTGAACAAGGCTTATAGTCTCTTGTGGTATGCGGGCCGCCGATATAGTGTTTATCGTTGTGATGCTATGAACGGCACGCCTCTCAACCAAGCTATCATTGCCGCTGAAGGTCTGGTTAATGATTTTCGCAAGCGGAACAAGCTGGAGATCGTCAACACGGTCTTTTTGACTGACGGTGATTCCAACTGCATTGGTTACCCTGATGTAAGTAATGCACCTTATAAACCAAAAGGTAACCGTTACATTCTAAAAGATGATGTAATGAAAAAAGAATATAACCTCGGTAAGAGTTTGTATTCTGATGATGTAACCAACTCTTTACTTCGCATCTTGAAAGACCGCACAGGTTCAAACCTGATTGGTTTCTTCCTTGCTAGTGATAGTCTGCGTCACCTCGTGTATAAAATCTTCGGTTATGGCGCTGATATTACCAAATACACCGAAAGCTGGAAGAAAAACAAGTTCTTGCTTGTCCAATCTAAAGGTTATGATGACTACTACATCATCAATGCTAAAGAAATGGATATCTCGAAGCTTGACTACTCTATCGATACCGACAACATGAGCCGCGCCAAGATGGCTAAGGAGTTCATGAAGTTTTCTGAAAAGAAGTCCGTGAACCGTGTCCTCTTGAGCCGTTTCATTGAAAAGATTTCTTCCCAAAGCAAGAAAGTGGCTTGACAAAGCCACCTTTACCGTCTATAATACATATATGATTGATTGAAACAGGGAAACTGACCATGCCTAAGTTAGCTAATCGTGACGCCTTCCTCGCCGCCGTCAAATCGACCTACGGTGATATCGAAACCATTGACCGCTCTAAGGTCATCAATATCTGCTCGACCTACAATATGGATCTTCCAAACTGGCTATTGAATGACACCAGTCGCCGTGTCGCTCGTGGTGTCTATTCTCTGACCGGTGTGGTTGCTTCGACTGCTGAGAAGCCTGTCAAAGTGAAACCGGTGGCTGGTGTTCGAGCCACTGTTCCGATGGCTTCACAGCCTGTCGAAATTCTTGTCGCCGCGGAAATGGCCGCTACTATCTTGCAGATGAATCCTCAGGCCGAAACCTTCACTCTGATTCCTTCGAAGGCCACTGGCTATGTGCCATTCGGCAACTTCAATGATGTTCGCCAGATTTTGAAGTCTGGTAAATTCTATCCCATGTATATCACTGGTCTGTCTGGTAACGGTAAGACCATGATGGTCGAGCAAGTGTGCGCTCAGGAAAAACGTGAACTGGTTCGCACTAACATCACCATCGAAACCGATGAAGATGACTTGCTCGGTGGTTTCCGCTTGCAAGATGGTAAGACGGTCTGGCAGAATGGTCCAGTCGTGGTCGCCATGGAACGTGGCGCCGTCCTGTTGCTTGATGAGGTTGACCTTGGCTCTAACAAGCTAATGTGCTTGCAACCTGTCCTCGAAGGCAAGCCTATCTACCTGAAGAAGGTCAACAAGGTGATCACGCCAGCCCCTGGTTTCACCATTGTGGCGACCGCCAACACCAAGGGTAAAGGTTCTGATGACGGTCGCTTTATCGGCACCAACGTGATGAACGAAGCCTTCCTTGAGCGTTTCTCGATCACGATGGAACAGGAATATCCCTCGATCAAGGTTGAGCAGAAGATTGTGGCCAATGCTCTTGGTGCCAACGGCATTGCTGATAATGACTTTGTTGAAAAGCTTGTCACTTGGGCTGATGTAATCCGTAAGTCTTTCTATGAAGGTGCGGTCTCCGAGATCATCTCGACTCGCCGTCTGGTTCATATCTGTGAAGCCTATGCCATCTTCAACCAAGACCGTGAGAAAGCAATCCAGCTTTGCTTGAACCGCTTCGATATTGATACCAAGAACTCTTTCCTCGACCTCTACAAGAAGCTGGATGCCAGCCTGTCTCCTCTTCCCGAAGAAGAAACAAAAACCGAAACACAGGCCGATCCTGAGATCGCCTTCTGAGATTGACGGGGGCTCCTTTCTCCCTCGTCATAAACTCCACGATGGCGGATTGGTCACCTGCCATCGTGGAGACTTTTATTTGAGTGACCTTTCATTATGGAGAAAAATTACATGTCACAGTTAGCAAAAATCGAAAAGTACCTTCGCAGCAATTCTACTGGCGCAGGCGTAACCCCACAAAAGCTGGCTAAGCTGGCTGGTGTTACCAAAGAGGTTGTCTATAAGCGCATCTCCGACCTTCGCAATCTGCGTGGTGAGACCATCTATAGCAACCATCGGACTGTCAAAGGTCAGAAGCAACTTTTCTACCGCATCGCCGCATAATTTTTCTGATTGATCTAAAAAGGGATGCTATATATCTGTGTAGCATCCCTTTCGTCATATTTTAGGAGTGATCATTATGGAATTATCTATCAGCGTTGAAAGTCTACGCAAACACAAACTGTTTGTAGCCACCCCCATGTATGGCGGTAACTGCAACGGTCTCTACATGAAAGCATGTCTCGACCTCCAAGGTCTATGCTCACAATACGGCATCGAGGTCCGTTTCTCTTTCCTCTTCAACGAATCCCTTATTACCCGCGCTCGAAACTATCTGGTAGATGAGTTCCTTCGCTCCGGTTACACTCACCTTCTCTTCATTGATTCGGACATTCTCTTCAATCCACAGGACGTATTGGCCTTGATGGCTCTGGACAAAGATGTTATCGGCGGTCCATATCCAAAGAAGTCCATCAACTGGAGGAATGTCTTTAGAGCCGCTAAACGGGTGATCGAAGATACAAACATCGACCAAGAGAAGTTCAATCCAGGTGAACTCGAAGGTGTTACCGGCGAGTATGTATTCAATGCGGTTCCTGGAACCACACAGTTCAAGGTTTCTGAACCTCTTGAGGTCATGGAAATCGGCACTGGCTTCATGCTTATCAAGCAGGCGGTGTTCACCAAGTTTGCTGAAGAGTATCCACACTTGAACTACAAGCCAGACCATGCAGGTCAGGCCAACTTCGATGGTTCAAGGTATATCCATGCATACTTCGACACCGTGATCGATCCAGACAGCCACCGTTACCTCTCTGAGGACTATATGTTCTGTCAGTATTGGAGAGCGATTGGAGGCTCTATCTGGCTCTGCCCATGGATGCGAACACAGCATGTAGGCACCTATGCCTTCACGGGTGATATGAATGCAATCGCGGCTCTAACCGGGAATCTCTAATGATCATAGGCGTTGTCGGATTCTTAGGATCAGGCAAGGGGACGGCGGGTGATATCCTAATCGAACAACATGGATACACCCGCGTGTCTTTTGCTGATGCACTCAAAGATGCTGTATCGGTTATCTTTGATTGGCCAAGGGACCTTCTCGAAGGTGATACCGAAACCAGCCGTATCTTCCGTGAGACGAGAGATAAGTGGTGGTCAGAGAGGTTTGGTTATGACGTAACACCTCGATACATGCTTCAGCTTATGGGAACCGAGGCTGGTCGAGATGTATTCAATGAGAACCTTTGGGTTCACACTGTCGCCAAGCGCATCCGTTCTATGCAGGATAATGAGTCAAAGGACAAGTTTGTAATTCCTGATGTTCGGTTTCCAAACGAACTGGAATTCATTCGAAGGATGGGTGGGCATATTATCCGTGTTGTAAGAGGTCCCGACCCTGAGTGGTACAATCTCGCTCATGCGGCTAACAATCCTAGTTTCACACATTCGAATGAAGCCTATGCTGAGATGGAAAAGTTAGGTGTTCACTACTCTGAGTGGGCATGGATTGGCCAGCAATTTGATTATCAGATCGACAACAATGGCAGCCTTCTAATGTTGGAATCCGATATAAAACATATGCTGAAGGTCTTTACAGGCCCGAAAAAACCTGATACAATGAATAATGTAGCGTGAAATTAGGAGTATATCATGAAGCTATCTGAACAGACATTGACTGTATTGAAGAACTTTGCATCCATCAACTCTGGTGTTGTTCTGCAAAAAGGTAATGTTCAAAAGACTATCTCACCTGAACAGACTATCCTGTTTGAAGCTAAACTCGAAGATAACATCCCTGAACCGTTTGGTATCTATGACTTGAACCAGTTTCTCGGCAATGTCACCACATTGAAGAATCCTGAATTGACCTTCTCTGATAAGAGCGTTATTATGGATGATGGTGATATTCAGTTGAACTATTACTCATCATCTCCAGGTCTCATCATCTCTCCTCCTCAAGGCAAAGACCTTGTGTTGAAGAATATTGATGTTACCTTCAACCTTACTAACTCTACACTCACCAAGCTTCTTCGCTTGGCTGCCATGAATGATCTTTCGAACATCACTGTTGTTGGTAAGAATGGTGAACTTCGTTTGCAAACTCATGAAAAGTCTAATGATACCTCGAACTTCGCATCAACAAAGGTCGATGACTATACTGGTGCCGACTTCGCTGTATCTTTCAAGACTGAATATCTTCGCTTGATTCCAGATGACTACACCGTCGAGATTTCAATCGGCAGTTTCTCTAAGTTTGTTAACAAGGGCGGTAATCTCACCTATTTCATTGCGATGGAGAAGAAATAATGGCTACCATTGGTCACAACCACCCAACTGTAACCGTCAATTCACTTTCAACCGAGGACAAGAAGAAACTTCGCGGTGCTATCAATGAACTGAACGATAGCATGACCCGCACAGCGGCTGAACGTGACCTTCAGAAAGAAACCATCAACAAGGTCTTCGAAGACCTTGGTGTTGATAAGAAGGTTGTCCGCCGCATGGCTAAAGCCTACTACAAGGCTAACTTCAATGAAGAGATCGAAGAAAACAAAAACTTCGAAGAGATGTATGATGTTGTTATGAAAACACTTCCATAAGGAGTTGATATGAAGTTTGTAACTGTCATGGATATGTGGTTACTGATAATGAACATCGGGCTTCTGGGGTTCATTATCTACTTCGGTCGAAAGGTAAGCGCAACACTGGTTCGCATTGCTGGTGTTGCTGATCGAACTGCTGATACGCCCGAAAAGAATCGCATTTTGAAAATCATCCGACTAGAGATTGAAACTCATTCTCAAATGGCATCTATGGGTGATGCTGATGCTCGGATAATTTATGATGTTCTGAAGGATATTGAAAAGCAGATCATCAACAAATGATCGATCCAGAACGAAAGAAAAGATTGATGGAGTTGTCGGCTCATATTGACAACGCCATCATGATGTGCGATAATGAGGTTGAGTTGTTAGGATTAGCATCGCTGATGATGATATATTCTAAGAACATAATCGTCGACCAGTTGAATGAAGATGTTTGGCGCAGGACGGTTGAAAAGTTTATGAAAGATGAAAAATGACTGAGTTTCTCTGGTGTGAAAAGTATCGACCTAAGTCTGTAGCGGATTGTATCTTACCTGATCGTATCAAGAGTGTGTTTCAGAGTTATGTTGATGCCGCCTCTATTCCAAATCTCATGCTGACTGGTTCGGCTGGTGTTGGTAAGACAACAGTCGCCATGGCTATGTGTGAACAGATTGGCTTGAATCATCTGTTCATCAACTCATCGGAAGAGCGTGGTATTGATACCCTTCGAACTAAGATCAAAGGGTATGCTTCTACCATCTCATTGACTGGTGGTCGAAAGGTTATCATTCTAGATGAGGCTGACTATCTTACACCAGAAGCTCAGGCTGGTTTGCGTGGAACTATCGAAGAGTTCTCCGATAATTGCACCTTTATCTTCACATGTAACTTTAAATCACGCCTGATCGATGCTCTACATTCTCGGTGTTCGGTGATTGACTTCTCACTGAAGCCTGATGAAAAACCTCGTATGGCATCACAGTTAATGTCTCGTTTGGGTATCGTTCTCGGTAAAGAAGGTGTTGAATATGACAAGCAGGTCCTTATCAAAATCATCGAAAAGTTTTTCCCAGATTATCGGAGGACTCTCAATGAACTCCAACGATATAGCAACTCTGGTTCTCTTGATGCTGGTATCATCTCTCAGGTTTCAGATGTAAGGAAGATCAATGATCTGGTTGGATATCTGAAGAACCAAGACTTCTCTGAGATGCGTAAGTGGGTTGTGGCTAACTCTGATATTGAACCAGCCCGTATCTACCGTAAAATCTATGACTCACTCTATGAGTATTTCAAACCAGATAGTATTCCACAAGCGGTTGTTATTCTGGCCAAATATCAATATCAAGCGGCATTTGTGGCTGATCAAGAGATCAACCTTGTGGCTTGCTTGACAGAAATCATGGTGGATTGTGAATATGTCTAAGAGCATCGAAATGATGGGTCGTGCGGGTGAGACTATCATAGTCAACTACTGCACGGCCGCTGGGCAAAAGGTAACATTATCTGAAGATCAATATGATAGTCAGAAAGATATGATTATCGATGGGTTGAAGGTTGAAGTGAAGACGCAAGTACCTTACATATACAAGAATGCTTTCAGCTTCAAACCTAATCAGTTGCGTAAGTGTAAGAATGCTGACCGCGTAATCTTCATCTCGGTACCTAGCAAAGAGAAGCCTCATCATTCCGATGGTAAAGTTTATCTCATCAAGTCGGCTGAGATGAAGCATTCATCATACAAGACGAAAGATGGTAGAGATATGATTGCGGTGCCTATCGATCAAGAAAGTATGGATGAACTCTTTACTTTGAGTAAAAAACAGTGTATACTACTCCAGAGTTACTCAGTGAGTGCATGGAACTAATGTGAAAAGGAGAATGTTAAATGTTAATGAAGCATACGTCATTAAGTGTGGATGAAGTGACTATTCGCACTATTTTTGGTACTGCCGTAGATGTGGTTGCATATTATGATACCTTTGATGAGGCTGCTTGTGAAGCCAAGCAGACTGGAGGCACTTTCATCAAATTTGGTTGGTTTGATATTTCAGAACTTGCATATGATGATGAAAAATTAGAAAATCGAATGATTCGATTTAAGCAAAATAAGATAGAAGCAACTGAAGATATGTTGCATACTCTTTCTAATAAAGGATGGGATTCAGGTTATTTCCCACCTATTGTTAGTTCTAACGGTAAAATCTTAGACGGTAAAACCAGAATCCGAGCATCTATTCGTGCTGGCCAAAAATATATTCCTTGCGCCATCTTTGAATATGAAAACGATAACTCGGTTAGAACTACCAATAGTAATGGTGTGAAGGCCAATTATCGTGATCCCGCCACAGCGGCAACCATGAAAGATTTTGAAGCGGCTGGTGTAGGCATTATCCTTGCTGATGAGATGAATAATGATGCTGCTGAAATCGCAGATTGGCTGTATAATGAGATGGAAGTTACCAGAGTATTCAGTAATAATAACGGTATCATCACAAAAATAATCAATAGTATCATAGATTCTGTTAGAAGAAACAAGAATGGTCAAGTCTTACTAATCAAAGATCGTAAAGAGTGGCTGCCATGGTTAGAAGAGTCATTGAACAGACATGCGGCATATTATCGAAACAAGTTTGGTATCCAGTCTATGGATGATTTTGCCTTTTATCAAACAGGCGGTAATAAAGATGCGATGACATTCTGTGAACATATTCTTCCAAATGCGGCACGGGGTATTGTAACGAACATCATCTTATATTCTATGGATTCTAATCCAGATAACGCTGCTGAGGATCATCACAATTACATAAAGTCGATTGAACAATATGAAGGCTTTATGTATGGTTGGATCAACAGAGAACTTTCTGGCATAAAGATTTCAAAGCCGCAAAACTCAACTCCTCTTTGGAGGGTTATCGGTGTGATACCACAATTTCTTGAAAAAGATAGTCATCGAAAGCTACTGGATAATTACATGTTAGCCTCTATGGATGATATTCCTGATATCAATGTTCTGAATAGCTTGTTTACCTGTCCATGACTGATCTCTTCAAAGACGTAATACCATCTATCTTACAAAGCAAAAAGCATGTAATCTCCTCAGAGAATGAGAGAGATTATGTGCCTTTTGTCGTTAACAAAGCACTATCATTTCACTATGATTGTGTTCTTCAGGCGAACCAGATGAATCTCATTCCTAACACCGAGAAACTCCTTCAATATCACTATCTTATAAATAAAATAAGAGGGTATCGCCGCCCATTCCAGAAGTGGCAAAAGCGTGAGACCATCGAAGATTTGGAGTCTATCAAGGAGTATTTCAACTACTCGAATGAGAAGGCTAAAGAGGCGCTTACAGTCTTGACTTCTGATCAGATCATTGAAATAAGAAAAAAATTGAATAAAGGTGGTTTGAATGTTGAATCCAGACGAACTAATAGAGGTGCTACTAAAGGAACCTGATGATTTCTTAAAAGTTAGAGAGACGCTATCTCGTATAGGCGTAGCATCTAAAAAAGACAAAACTCTATATCAGTCTGCTCATATCTTACATAAGCAAGGCAAATACTATATTATACATTTTAAGCAACTCTTCATTCTGGATGGTAAGAAGTCTGACTTCTCTGATGATGACAAAGCTAGACTGAATACTATTGCTAACCTATTGGCTGAATGGAATCTATTGAAGTTGGTTGATCCTAGTAAGTCTCAGGACCCTGTTGCACCACTAAGTCAGATCAAGATCATCTCACACCGCGAGAAAGATGATTGGATTCTTGTAACTAAATACAACATAGGCAAGAAACGCAAAGAAGATTGATTGAGAGTTACATAAAACATAATGGAGTATATTATGACTACTTTGAAAATCTATAAAACTAATCCAGAAGTAATTCTTCCCACCTTTGGTACACAACAGGCCGCATGTTTCGATATTGCTTTCCAAGCTTATGGTAAGTATGAGTATGCTGGCTACAGTGCTTTCAATTCACACTTCACTAGAACACTCAAAGATGGTCGAGCCGTGATAATGCCTGGTGACCGCATCATGGTACCTACTGGGATTATCTTTGATATACCTGAAGGATATTCAATTCGTATTCATCCTCGCTCAGGGCTTTCGTATAAGCAAGGATTGGTACTAGCTAATCTTGAAGCCGTAATCGATTCGGATTACTTTCAAGAAACCTTCGTTCTTCTCACCAATCATTCTGAGAATCCTGTCACTATCAGCAATGGTGACCGTATCGCACAAGCTGAATTAGTGCAGAGTTTGAAGTATGCTATTGTTGAAACATCCGAAGCACCAACACAGAAAACTGATCGTGTTGGTGGTCTCGGTTCGACCGGTGTTGAGACACCCGTTTTTGAAAAGCGCGGTCGTGGAAGACCTAAGAAGGTTGCTTAATGAAAAACTATCATCATCATAAGATAGAATCGAGACCTGCCGTCATTGAAGTTGACGGTGGGATTACCATTCGTATTGATGAAAACAACAACATCAATATCGAAGGTCATAATGATATGAACTTCAACTGTAGTGGTGACTTGAACATTAATGCCAAGAAGATAAATATGATGGGTGATGATGATGTTCGTGTAGAATCAAAAACTCATATGGTCTATCAAGCCCCTCGCATCGATTTCAATCCAGATGATGTGGTTCCAACACAAGAAGAACTGGATGCATATATGAAATCCATGGTGATGCAGTCAAATCCTGAAGAACATTGTTGTGAAGGCCACGAACACTAATGCTTTTAGATCCTTCAGTCTTACCTGACGTATACACATGGACGTATATCAGCGATGGTGTAAACGTCATTGATGAAACATCAGGTAATTCTATAGTGGCCATATCCAATGTCACTAATGTATCTTTTAGCGTTCATCAACCAAATGTTGTCGTATCTGTGGTTAGCAATAAAGTAATCTTCACAGGATCATATAGATCAGGAAATACTGAGAACATAGTATATCTGGATAAACCAAATGGATGTTATGGTATAACTCCAACATACTATGCATTTAGTTATGATTCGGTACCTCCAGATAAAACTGTGTTTTGGCTGAATACAGGCACCACTGATGATATAATTGTAACTCATAACTTTACGGTAAACTATACGGCTGGTGGTAATGGAACTTTTACTATCGATAGAACAGTAAAGAAGAACATCACAGCAGCTTATAATTTTTTGATAGATTACTATCAACTTACATCTGCAAATTCACATCAGGCAAACACTTATAACGTAGATGCTACATATCTGAAATCTGATGATGCTAATAACACAATAGATACTGAAAGGTATAATGGAGGTTACTGATGCCAGCCGTTTCAAGATTAGGTGATGCCGCGATACCACATCCAACATGCTTTATGCCTCATGTATTGATGATGGGTTCTGGTTCGGTTTTTGTAAACGGTAGACCAATGAGTTTTGTCGGCTGTCTTACAACCTTACATACTGTTCGATTTGGTAAATGGTGCATTGTTCATTTTGGTGCTGTTGCTCTAGGTTCAACAACCGTTAGAGTTCATGGTTGTGCTGTAGCCAGAATGACTTCATTACTAATTGGAACTGGTGAGTCTTGGCAGTATCCTGCTGGTGCACCTGGAGTGGTTGTGCCTCCAATTCCGGCTGGTCTTCCTTGTATGTTTGTTGCACAAGGATCACCAACAGTCTTTGCTGGTGGTGCACCCGGTGTATAAAAATATTTTTTCGAATACTTGACTTCCTGACCTAAAAGTGTTATATATAATGGTAGTTCTCGCCTTATGGGAGAACAGTTTAACCTAACTTGCTTAACAGGAGTTACAGCTATGACACTCAATAAAGTTCCTTATTTCGATCCATTTTCTTTTCCTTCACTCACAAAATCTATGATTGGTTCTGATCAGATTTTGAATCGAATGAAAGATGCAATGGATAACCTTCCTAAGATTCCTACCTACCCTCCATACAATATCCGTAAAGTAGAAGATAACAAGTATGTAATCGAGGTTGCTGTTGCCGGCTTCGGCAAGCAAGACCTTGAAATTGAAATGCTTGATGGTTCTCTCACCATCAAAGGCAATATTGATTCTGACAAAGATAATGCGGAGAGTTATATCTTCAAAGGTATTGCAGACCGTTCATTCGCTCGTACCTTCACTCTAGCCGATTCAGTCGAGATTAAGAATGCTGAATTGCTAAACGGTATGCTGAAGGTCTGGTTAGAACGATTCATTCCAGAAGAAAAGAAATCAAAGAAGATCAAGATTGATGATCCGTCTGAAGCTGTGAGCAAGAAACAAATGCTAACAGAAGAAGAAGGAAAGTAACATGATCTTTGCATTTTTTAAATCAGTGCAGGAAGCAATTTCTGCATACCTAAAATATCGTCGTACCGTATACGAACTCAGCCTTCTAAGTGGCCGTGATCTTCGTGATCTCGGTATTCATCGTTGTGACATTGAGTTCGTTGCTCGTAAAAGTGCCTTTAAGGTGGCGGAATGATTGCTATTCTTATTAGTCTCTATCATAAGTTTCTTTTGGCCAGACAGGCCCAAGCAGACCGATTAGTTGAAAGTTATAAGAATAAATACTAAGCTATTGCAAGAGGGGAGAAATCCCCTCTTGACTTATATGGAGATATGCTATATAATTATATGATTATGGAGTATTTGAAATGGACTTTAGCGTTAACGATTCTCACCTTTCTATCCAATCTCTCGAAAAATATGACAACGGTGATACATTCATCGAGACAGGCACCTACAAGGGTGATACTGTCAAGCTGGCTTTAAGTCGAGGCTATAAACTTATCCACACAATCGAACTAGATGATGAACTCTACAAGAATGCTGTAGAGATGTTCAAAGATGAACCTCGTGTCAAGGTATGGCAAGGTGATAGTATCGACCGTTTGAAAGAGATTGTTCCTACAATCGAAGGTCCTGCCACATTCTGGCTTGATGCTCATGCTTCAGGTCCTCTTGTCGGCGGTAAATCTGGACCTGCACCTGTTCTTGATGAGCTGGATATCATCGCAGAACATCCATGTAAAGAGCATACTATTTTCATTGATGACTGTCGGTTGTTTGACACCGCTGAATGGGCTTTCGTTAAGAAGACGGATGCTGTAAAGAAGATCGATCAGATTAACCCTGAATATGATATCATCTATCTCGACGGTCATATCCGTGAAGATGTGATGTGTGTGACAATCAAATGAAACTGAACATTGAAAAATCTGTAGTTGTTATCACTCCTACAATCGGTTCACCAAAGCTATTGGATGCCTTTGAGAGTGTAGAAAAACAAACATATGGAAACATCAAACACCTCATTGTAGTTGATGGTCCTGATTACTATAAGAAAGTATTAGATACACTAGGCCTTTTCGGTCTTAATCGAAAGCAACAACTGAGTGTTGCACCTGAAAACACTGGCGCAAATGGTTTCTATGGGCATCGTATCTATGCGGCTTATGCTCACTTGGTCAATGCTGAATATGTGTTCTTCTTAGATGAAGATAACTGGTATCATCCAGATCATGTTCGTTCGATGGTCGAGACAATCGAAAACAGACAGTTGGATTTTGCTTACTCACTCCGCGGTATCTATGACAAAGACAAGAACTATCTTTGTGATGATAACTGTGAGGCTCTCGGTGAATGGCCTATATACTTTACGAATGATGTTGAACATCAATATCTCGTCGATACCTCATCGTATGCTTTTCGTCGTAAGTTCCTCATTCAAGTGGCAAGTTTATGGCACTCCGGTTGGGGTGGTGATCGTAGGTTCTTCAATATGATTCGAGAACAATCATCTCATGCCAATAGCCGTCAAAGAACCTTGTGCTATCGTCTAGATGGTAATGAAGGTTCTGTGTCTAAAGACTTCTTCGACAAAGGCAATGCATATTATAATGAACATTACAAAGGTGATTTACCATGGCTAAAAGCTTAATTATCGGCGGAGCATCCAACTATGGTTGGGAGCAACTGAAATACTGGGTCAATTCAATCAAGAAGAGTGGTTTCGAAGGAGATGTGGCCTTGGTTGCCACAAACATCTCTAAAGAAACTATCGAGAAGTTAACGGAGAATGGTGTGTTGCTGTCACTCTATGGTGATAAGCAGGCAGATGGTTCTTTCAAAGCACACGGTAATGGTGCACCACATGTTGAGCGGTTCTTTTATATCTGGAACTACCTGCATAACTCGAAAGAAAAATATGCAAACGTGATCATGACTGATACTCGTGATGTTATCTTTCAAGATGATCCTGTGAAGTGGTTGGATTACAATCTCGTCGATAGTTTCATGGTCTGTAGTTCCGAAGGGCTTCGTTATGTCAATGAGCCTTGGGGTAATCAGAACTTGCTTGAGACATTCGGACCTTTCTTCCACAATATGCTAAAAGACAAGTTGATCTTCAATGTCGGTACCATTGCTGGTGACCACAAGTATGTTGAAGGTTTCATTCTTACATTATTCCAACTGAGTATCAATCGCAATATTCCTATCGTCGATCAGGCAGTGTTTAACTTCATGGTTAACACTCAACCTTATAACAATGATCTGATGTTTACCAATAATACAGATGAATGGGCAATTCAACTAGGCACCACACTCGAAGCTGTCAAAGCAGGCAAAGGTGATCTAGGTTTCATCTTCTCTGATGACCCCATCAAGTATCAGTCTATGTATGAAGATAACCAACCTAAGATCGGTGAAGATGGCATCGTCACAACCGCCGGTGGTAAACCCTTTACAATCGTGCATCAATATGATCGTGTTCCTGAATTGAAGGCCAAGATCGAAGAACTCTATGGAGATAATAATGTTTGAAATGAATCCTGACTTTTTTGAAATTGATCGTTTGGTGCCTCTCGGTATGTGGCCTCGTTCAACTATGACTTCACGCGGTCTTATTCCATATGTTAATCGTATGGCTAGTCGTGAAGAGAAGATCAAGATTACTGTTGTTGGTGACTTGAAAGGTGAATCTGTTGTAGACCTCTTAGAAAACTGCACTAAGATTTTCCGCATCTATGTTGTCAATGAATATGAAGATAATGAAGAAGGTCAAAAGCTGAAGAAGCTTTTTGATAAGAACATCGAGAAGCATAAAGATAAGATTAAGTTCATGTCAGATCGTCAGAGCAACTTCGTTTGTATTGAACGTGAATCTTGCACTCCAGAGAACCTTGAAAAATATTATGATCTGGTTCGGACCGGCGGCATCTTTGCTGGAAATGGTCATGAATATGTCGATGTGAAGGAATCTCTCGGTAAATTTCGTCGTGATGTTAAGATTGGAACGCCTGTTCTAATTTCTAATCGTGCAACTTGGTTTTGGTATAAAAGAGGTAAGTTATGAAAACTGCATTAGTTCTCGGTGCTGGTGGATTCATCGGCAATCATATGGTTACACGACTTGAGGCTGAAGGCTATTGGGTTCGTGGTGTTGACTTGAAATATCCTGAGCATGGAAAGACTCAGGCTTGCCATTTTGTCCTTCGTGATCTCCGTGATCGAGATGATGTGAGTCAGTTGATTGGCTATGCTGGCTGTAGACGTAATCCTTATGAAACCTATGCTAGACAGTTTGATAAACCGTTTGATGAAATCTACCAGTTCGCGGCTGATATGGGTGGTGCAGGTTATATCTTCACAGGTGAGCATGATGCTGATGTTATGCATAACTCGGCTACCATCAATCTGAACCTGTTGGATGCTGTGAGAGACTATCATTACCGGTATGCTGATAGTCAAAAACCTTTGATCTTCTATTCATCATCGGCTTGTATGTATCCGGAACACAATCAGTTAGACCCCGATAATCCTAACTGTGTTGAGTCTAGTGCATACCCTGCAAACCCTGATAGTGAATATGGATGGGAGAAACTATTCAGTGAAAGACTTTATCTTGCCTATAATCGCAATTACAATATTCCTGTTCGCATCGCTCGGTTCCATAACATCTATGGTCCAAAAGGAACTTGGGATGGAGGAAGAGAGAAAGCACCGGCAGCTATATGCCGTAAAGTGATTAATAGTGATGACACAATCGAAATCTGGGGTGACGGTAAGCAGACTCGCTCATTCCTCTATATTGATGATTGCATTGATGCTGTTCGTTTGCTTATGCAATCAGACTTCATGGGTCCTGTTAATATCGGTTCAGAAGAGATGGTAACAATCAACAAACTCGTTGAAGTTGCTTCTGAGATTGGTAACAAAGATTTGGCAAAAGTTTATGTTGATGGTCCTGTGGGTGTGCGCGGTCGTAACTCTGATAATCGGTTGATCGAAGAAAAACTTGGCTGGTCACCTAATCATTCTCTTCATGATGGTTTGACAGAAACATACCGCTGGATAGAAGAGCAGATTAACGGAAAGAATAAGTGATGCAAGTTGCTAGACCTGATCTACAGATGATGAAGTGGAATGTAAGTCTGCCTTTCAGTTACTTCAAAGGTCTATTGATGGTCAACCATCCTCCAGTCGAAGGTACCTATACCCTCGGCTGGGGTCAGGCCAATGATGTTGCAGATGAAAAACTACTGCAAAAGATGACAGACTATGTTCTGAAGGATATCGATAAAGAACCATACTTTACTGATCTACTTGTTGATGATATGAAGGATGGTAATACAAACCGTATTCATGAGCATATGAAACATATGTTCAAAAGCCCAATCTTGAACGGCATCACGCAAGGTGAGTCTTATCATGATATGTTCGTTAAGAATGTTGATGATATTCAGAAGAATGCCGGCTTTGCTATCTATGATAAGTTGTTCACGCTGATGGAATCGGTCGGTTTGATTCCAGCTTTCTCACCCGAAGATTATGTTCAGAACAATAACTATCATCGTTTCTATATTATCCCTGTTGATATGTATATAGAGAAACTATCTAAGCATCTAGATGCGGATATCTCAGCACCAAAATACTCAGGCGATCTCTTTGGTATTCAAACAGAAAAGTATGGTCTCTATAGTGATCGAGACTTTATGTGTCTTGGTGTGGCCATTCGAATCGCTGAAAAGTATTGGAACAAGAAAGACATTAGCATCATCGATATTGGTGGTGGTGTAGGTCATCTGTCCTATTACCTATATAAATTAGGATTCAAGAACATTACTACTGTTGATGTTCCTATGGTCAATGCATTCGCAATGCATTTCTTAGGTTCTAACTTGCCTAATCATGGCATCAAGTTCTTGTCGCCGCATGACTTTACAGGTGGCTATGATCTAGTGATCAATGTCGATGGGTTGACTCAGATTGATAAAGACAAAGCTGAGTTCTACACGAATAGAATGCTCGAAGATAAAACCAAGCACTTCTACTCGGTCAATAGAGAGATTGATTCTTTTACTGTTGGTGAGATTTGCCCTCTCGCTAGAGTATCGAGGACTCCTTTCTGGCATAGAAGGGGTTATGTTGAAGAAGATTATTTTGGTGGGTTATAATGAAAACTTTGAAACTAGGATTCTGTGATACCTTCGGTGCAATCGAGAACTTCTTTACGAAAGTTCTTTCCGATAAATATCAAATCGTTCGTGATGATGAAAACCCTGACTATGTTATCTTTGGTGATAAGAACTTCGGTTCGAACAACATCAAGTATAACAATAGAAAGATCGTAAAGATTTTCTTTACTGGTGAAAACGAGAGGCCGTGGAACTATGAATGTCATTACTCAATTTGCTTCGATCACGGAGATTGGAATGGACACAATTACCGACTGCCTCTTTATGTTGTTTATGATTATGATAATCATTTTCGTGATGTGCCCAATACCTCAACGGTAGATCGGCAACCATCCGACCTGAATGAGAAGAAAGGTTTCTGTTCATTCGTCGTAAAGAATGGTGCCTGCCAGAAGCGTAATGATTGGTTTCATAAGTTGAATGATCATAAAGGTGTTGCATCTGGCGGACCTCTCTTCAATAACATCGGTTACATCTTGCCTCGTGGTGAAGAGTCCGTTCAAGCTAAGTTGAAGTTCCTTGACTCATATAAGTTCAATCTATGTTTCGAAAACAATTCATTTCCAGGCTATGCTACAGAGAAACTGTATGAGGCTCTTTGTGCTAAGACCATTCCTATCTATTGGGGTTCACCAACAATCGACTGTGACTTCAATCCAAGAGCCTTCTTGAACTGGCATGATTATGAAGATGATGATGCATTCTTTGAAGCTATCAAACAGATTGATGAAAATCCTGATCTATATGAAGAGATGTATCTGGCTCCAATGTTTGCGGACTATCAGCGGTCAAACAAGTTTATGGACAAAGATCGTTTCTTGAGATGGTTTGATAAGAATGTTTATAAAGGTGAAATCAATGCATAAGGCTCTAATCATTACACCAACTGGTTGCCCCATGTTCTTCGATGATGAATATGATAAAGAGAACCACTGGCGCTTTAACAAACCAAATAGAAGCTATGAAGTTTGTGTGGTTGGTTTCAAAGAAGATTATGTTCCTGAAGAAGATTCATATGATCACTTCTTTCACTACCCTGTTCGATACAAGTGGAAACAACTGCCTGAGTTGTTAGACTTCTTGATCACTAAAGGTGTTGACTGGCGTAACTATGACTATATCGGTTACTGGGATGATGACTACTGCACAGACATTCGATCTGTGGAGAAGGCTCTTGAAGCGGCACGACACTTCGATATGCGGGTGTTACAACAATCTTTAAAATCTTGGACTGTCTATCCATGCCTTGAAAACAATCCTGCTTGGCTATTCTCCGAGACTAACTTCACCGAAATGGGTGTTCCATTTTATCGTATGGATATTCTCAAAAAGGTCTTGACATTACTGGTCGATTATGTGTATAATGAGTCTGAGTGGGGCATAGACAAGGTATTGTGTTATTATCTTGGTCAAACCGCACATGTCATACACGACTCTTCTATCAAACATATGAGGAGAGAATCGTGGTATGATAAGACGAATGCTTTCAAAGAAATGGACTACTTGATGAAAGAGTGGTTTCCAAAGTATATGAAAGAAAAGTTCGGTAGCGAATACATATATACAGATAAGCAAGAAATTTTCAATGCTGCTGTTAGAAACGATGTAAAAGGTGAATAGTATGACTAAACGTGTTCTTATTACCGGTGGCGCAGGCTTCATCGGTCATCACATTATCGATCTCTTCTTGGAAAAGACTGATTGGGAGATCGTCTCTCTCGACCGGCTTGACTACTCAGGTAATCTCAATCGACTTCATAGTGTAGTTAGTAAGTATCCAGCTGAGACTCGTAAGCGGGTCAAGATCGTCTGGCATGACCTGAAGGCTGAGATCCAAGACCTCACACAGAATCTTATTGGTGATGCTAACATCATCTTGCATCTAGCCGCTTCATCACATGTTGATCGCTCTATCACATATCCGATGGAGTTTCTGATGGACAACACCGTTGGTACGGTGAACGTCCTTAACTTTGCTCGTAAGTTGAAAAACCTTGAGCGCCTCATCTACTTCTCTACCGATGAAATTTTCGGTATTGCGCCTAATGGAGTTGCCTATGCGGAACGTGATCGTTACAATTCTACAAACCCTTACTCGGCTTCTAAAGCGGCCGCAGAAGAGTTCTGTGTCGCATACGAAAACACCTACAAACTCCCAATCTTCATCACTCATACTATGAACGTATTTGGAGAGCGTCAGCATCCAGAGAAGTTCATTCCAATGAGCATTCGTAAAATTCGTGATGGTGAGACTATCGGTATTCATTCCGATCCATCTAAAACTATTCCAGGTTCTCGATTCTATATTCATGCTAAAGATGTGGCTGAAGCTATGTATTTCTTGCTACACTTGAATGAAGAACAGAAGAGAATAATCTATACTCCTGATTACGGTGGTGCTAAATGCCCTAAGTTCAATGTTGTAGGTAAAGAAGAAATCAATAACCTTCAGCTTGTTCAGCATATCGCCGATGCTCAGGATAGAGAACTCAAGTATGAGATGATTGACTTCCATACTTCGAGACCTGGTCATGATCTTCGTTATGCCTTGTCTGGTGACTTCATGCGTGAACTTGGATGGGAGCCTCGCTTCTCACTTCAAGATCGTATCGAAGAAGTTGTGGATTGGACTCTTGCTAACCCCGAATGGATTGAGGTGGCCTGATGCTTAGAGTATGTTTCGATAACGCAGAACACTCGTCTGATAAATGGGAACCATATTTCGAGGTCTATG